AAAACCCGCCATCAGCTTGTTTACCTTGTCCCGTTTGGCCTTCTCTTCAGCCGTCTGCCGGTCCTTCAGCATCGAGAACGAAAGGTCGATTTGCTGTAATACAGCATTCACCGCGAGGGTGAGTTTTTGCGCGCGCGCGGAGTCGCGCTCGGCCAGCTTGCCCTCCCACGTTTCGGAAGCCAGTTCCGGGAACCTGTCGAAGAGATCGCGCACGGCTGCGATCGGGGCTACGAAGTTGTCCTGAATCTCCGGGATGAGAAGTGCTCGGCGATTCGCCTCGTGGATTGGCCGGTCCTGATTTGCTTCGAGAATTTCCATCCCGCGTTGGCGCACCGTGTCCCCGTCGTTATCAATGGGTCCGTGCTTCTTAAGCCAAAGGCTCAGCGCCGAGGCGTCTAATGCGTATTTAGTTATCAGCGGCTCGCTTCCGGGCAGCCCCTCAGTCAGGTGGATGAGGTTCCGAAGCATTGCAACCTCTTCGGTTCGGCGGCTGAACCCGACTGCAAGGCGCTCAAACGCGATGGCCTTCTGCTGTGATTCAACCTGCTCCGGGTCATGCTTGATTCCCAGCTTCCTTAACGCCTCAAGGAACAACTCGCTGGAGGGGGTCGGTATGGCTGATGGGTCGATGTCACCAATGATGGCTGCGTCCCGCGCCGAGGCGTAGAGCTTGTTAAGGTCGGAGACCGACTTCCTGTAAAGGGCGTTGTTGTATTTCTGTGAGCTGATGCCGGAAGCCAGCTTCCCGATTCTGACCAGCTCGCCTTCAGCTATGCGAGGAATCTCGGTGGCGTCAGCCAGCGCATCGTTGCCCATGTCGGCAAGGCTGTATCGAACAGCGGGGCTTCCAATCTCATCGGCCATAGACTTGGCCTTTACGGATCGTTCCGTAACCGGCAATTCAGGAGCCAACTTGTTAGGGGCGGGCATTGACACTTTCATTCTTCCGCCAACACCGTCGTCTATTTCTCCGCGCATCGCCGAGGCGGCCTCCGAAGTGGTAAGGTGGCGGATGAGTGGGTCGTAGCAGACCAGCTTTCCATCCTTTCCAACCGCCATGTTCCGGATGTTCACATCCGCGAGCGCCACCACGGAGCCGTCCTGCAATCGCTTGAAGAAAAGGCTTCGGAACACATCTCCGCCGCCGCCGATAACATTAACCTTATATTGACCATAGCCGTTCTCGGCAGCCCACTTTGTCAGCATCTCCTCCACCTTGAGCGGGCTGGTGTCAATACCGCGATCCAGCATGGCAGCCTTGTCATTCAAGGCGTCTCCAGCCATAGGCTGCCTAACAATGAAATCACCCCACGGAAGAATGCCAACCACCTGTTGCGGTGCCACACCTGGAAGCTGCGACATCGTGGTTGAAAGCTTCAGAAGCGGAGGAACACCGCCGCTGTCATCCTTGTTGTAGAAGTTGTGGTCATCCGAACTGAACCCGATGCCCTTGTTCAGAGGACTCAATGCGTAAGTGCCGCGCGTTTTCTTGTAAACGTAATCACCAAGCTTGTAGGCGGTCGCCGTCGAGCCTTGACCGAGATGTTCACCGGCTGCTCGGAACGCTTTCTGGAAGCCGCCGTTGGTCAGGATGGCATCGGCAATGATGTCCACCATCATCAAGTCTCGGGTGTTCACCAAGTCGTCCGCCCATTTGAGCAACTGCTTGGAATCCCAGTTGGACCCAGGCTCATCCAACGCCTTGGAAACAAGGGGGTCGGAGATTATATCCTTGATGCGATCAGAGGCCAGCTTGGCGTCAAACTCCGACAGATCGCCTTCGCTTGAAGCTGAATCTGAGGTCTTGGAAATCCACTGGTCAACCTTGGTTACCACTGGATGCTGCATGATGGATCGAAACTGTTCCTCTGAAACTAAAGGAACCAGCTCTCTCAACCCTTTCACGGCAGCCTTCAGCTCCGGGTCTGTAATTGAACCAAGAGGCTCTGTGAGAATGTTCCTTACAGCGCCGTCGGCAGCTCCCGATTTTCCTACGTTCGCGTAGGCCTCAGACCAATCATTGTCCGGTATTCTGGATTCGAGCCTAATGACTCGTTGTATAACCTCTCTTGCTCGGCTTTCCGCCGATCTATTGCGCGAAACAACTTCCGACGAGGAGCCTCGTCCTTTGCCCATTTGGCTACGTGCTCCGCCGCCCGCATTGTCTCCGGTAACGATGACGGCTCCAGTGAGCGGGTCGCTGCCTTGGTGGGTGTATGGTTCTTGTTTTGCATAAATATCGGTGAGTGTTTTTCCGCTGCGTTTGTCGCCGTATTTCGAGAGCAGTTCCACCAATCGGTCCTGCAACTGTTCATAGTCTTGGACACGATCACGGAGCGACGGACCAGACTGGCGCAAGTAGTTGACGATCTTGTTGAGCACGTCCATTGCAAACTTCGCCAGCTTTGCAAAAACAGTTGGGTTCTTCTTGGCCAGCTTCTCAAGCAAGGCCGGGTCTTCAAACGCCTCGCCCAGCAAATCCCCAACAACCTCCCCTGTGAGTTCTCCCTCCGAGATTGGAACTTTATTTGAGGCGTGGCGTCTCTTTACAGCATCAGTTAGTTTGCCCAGTTCGCCCTCATTCAGTGCGTCCAGCAGCAATTTGCTGATAGCCTTAAATGTCTGTGGGTCGTGAACCTCAATCTCGTGGCCAAGTTCATGGCCAATGAAACGCATCGCTGCGCTACCTTTGTGGTCAGAAACAAAGATGTATCCGGGTAGCTGAACCGCATTAAACAAAATGCTCCTCGGTTGGTTCACTAGCGCAATTCGCAAACCGAATGCCGACTGCAAGGCGTCCTTCAACTCGGGCGTAAAACCTCCAAGGTGAGCCTGAACCAATGGGTCACTCAAGTTTGCCTTGGACGGGAACACCTCCCTGCCTGATTCGAGCAGTGAGTTGAGTCTGGAAATAGCTTCAAGGTCCTCCGTCGTGATCGAAGAAAGCGGATCGCCAAATCGGACTGGATTCTTCGGCTTGTAAACCTCCGGCTTGCCCATGTCGGCAAGGCTGAAACGGATTTCACCCGAACGCATGTTGCCGGTTATACTGTTTGGCAGCTTGCCTTCGATGTCTGGCTGTCTCGGGGCGACCGGGGCGATAGTTTCAGGAGACGGTAAATTGTTTATCTTTCCGAATACATGCTCGTCACGAACACGGATCGGCTTATCCGCATCTTTCGGGTTAATCTCCTTCAGAACCGGGTCGTAACACTCAACCTTGCCCTGATCGTTCACGCCCAAGTTTCGGGCGTTTACATCAATGGCCAGAACGATGTTGCCGTTGGGCAGACGATTCAAATAAACACTCTGGAAAACATCGCCACCGCCAGGAACCATCTTGGTTGTCTCAAGCCTTGTCCATCCGTTCGGCTTGGCCCATTCCTCCCATACTCTTTGCTGGGACGATTCCTCCGTCATCGGTTTGCCGCCAACCGACCACGCCTCTGTGGCCTGCTTGCCGGAACTTGGTTGCCGCACGATGTATTTACCGTCCTCTGTAATTCCAACAAGCTGGGTCGGGGTCATTCCCGGAAGCTGGTTCATCAGCTTGATCCTCTGAAGGATCGGCATCACCGAACCACCTTCACCCGTATAGAACGCATCGCGAAGGCTATCATTAAACGTAAGAAGCTTGTAATGATCCTGAAGGGCAATCGGCTGATGGGTCAGCTTATACACAAGCCCGTCGGCTAACACGGCCACCGATTCCGACCCTCTTCCAAGCAGCTTATTCTTGGGCGCGTAATCCGGACTGTTGCTCATCCAATCCCGAAACGGCTGGCTAAACGTAAAAAGAATTTGGGCTGCTGCGGAATTGTTACCAAACACCTCCTCCATCTCCGGAGACTTACCGTTGTATTTGCCGTCATCAATATCCAGATACGCTTGACGGGCTTTGTTTATAGCCTTGGTTATCTCCGATCTCAGATTCAGACCGGACAAGCTGTAATCTATTTTATTGCGGTCAAGGAATCCAGCCACATCTTCAAGGCTGCCAACCAATTCTACAACGTGTTCTATGAGATCATCTTTTGTGTCTTCTTTCCAAAGGCTCGGCCATGCGGCATCCGAAACTGCCCATAACAATTCGCCACCCTCCTTAATTATCGGTGAATCAACCGAATGAAGGAACAAGTCCTTAACCTTATTGTCCGGAATCAGCGGTATGTATTTCCTTAACTCAGCAATTCCAGACCTGATCTCCGGGTCGGATATGTGGTCAAGCGGGCTTGAGATATACCGTGCAATGTAGGCATCGGCCAGTATGGCTCTTGCGTCTTCCTCCGAGTATCTTCCCCATACGCCACCTTTTACAAGCTTGGCAAGCTTGCTGGTGTAATCCTCTCCAGGAGCGGATGTGCGAGACAAATTGTTTACAATGCGAGTAAACGCTTCCTCTGCAATTGCAATCGCTCGTTCATTTGCTTTTCCAAGATTTCTCTTTGCGATGGTTTGGGCGCGTCCGGTGATTCCGGCCCCGGCATCCATGACCACGGCTGCCCCGGTTTGCCGGTCGATTCCGTTGTCTGTTGTTTTGATGGCTTCAGTTTCATAAGTCTTTGTCCTGATTTTACCGGTTCCACTTCTGCGGTCAGCATACTCCGCAATCAAAGCGGCCACCTGCGATTTCAGTTTCTCGTAGTCCTTGGCTTTGCCTTCAAGAGTTCCTCCGACCACGTTCCGGAACGCATTGATGATCTTGGTGAGAATGCCCATCGCAATATCAGCAAGCTGCTTGAACAGTTCGGGTGACTTCTTGGCCAGCTTCGACCAAAAGCCCGGATCACGCCCAAGCTTGCGAAGCAATTCCGCAGCGGCTTCCGTTCTCACGTTAATATTATCCGCTGTCGGTTCTACACCGCCTTCAAACTTAAACAGGATGCTCGCCTGCTTGGCCAATTCCGCATCCCAAACCCCCTCCTTTAGCCCCTCCTTCAGAACCTTGAACAGCTTCAGCAGCAGATCGGGGTGGTGGATTGCCATTTCGTGAGCAACCTCGTGCAGGAACAACGGAAGCGTGTCCTGATTTACAGGCGTGTGGTCCGATATGAAGACGTATCCGGGAATGGAGTGAATACCCTCAAACAGGATTCTTCCCTTTTGGTTCACGAAGACGATCCGAACACCCAAAGCCTTCTCTATCGCATCCTTTATTTCAGGCGTAATCCCCAAGCGCTCCTGCTCGGCGGGGTCATGCAAATTCACCTCGGACGGATCGACCCTGTATCCCTTTAAGTTCTCCGATCCACTTCCGGTGAGAGTGGTCAGATGATCCTTTAGTTTGTAGTCGAGATCAACGACAGCACCGAAGTCCTCTTCCGTAATCAACGAAAGGGAATCTCCGACCGGGACTGGATTCTTCGGCGTGTAAACCTCTGGCTTGCCGGAAGCCAGCGAGAACTTTACAGCCCCTTTGGTCGGCGAAGATTCACCCTTACCTGCGGTTGTTTGAACGGTCGGTTGGACGGCTCCGGAATTACCGGGGCGACCGGGGTTTGGCGTGCCGGGCGACCCAGCAGCCTGCCCTCGAACTGGGTCAACCGCTGACCTATTCCCGACGCTATCCGATCCGATAACGCCCGATTCTCGGCTTGTGTTCTCATTGTTGTATTCCTGAATTGTTTCTTTGACGAAGTCCACCATCTGCCCAGCAAACACTTTGGCTTCACGCATGGCTTGCGCGTGGCTCAGGGCCAGCTTCCCCTTGGCTGCTACATGCGCCATGAATTCCATCGCCATCGGCATGATTCGTTCCTGATGGAATGACAGCCAGTCAGCCGCATCGAGTTCCACTCCGCTTGCGGACTCGGCTTCCAGCCATTTCAAGACCTGATCCCTGATGCTGTGCTGTTCAAGGAATTCTTGGGCGGTCTGTGAAATGTAAACCCCTTGGTCAACTTCAGCTCCGCCTCCAGAAGTCAGCTTGCTCTGTGGTGCCTCTGAGTTCGGAACTTCGGCCAGCACGTTGTCACCCTCGCTGGCAACCTTGCTGTCGGCTGCTTCATTAAGCCCCTCCGATTTACTACCGGCCCGATCCTCACGCGCGGATGCGTCGTCAACAATTGTGTCAACGTCATCCTGAGACAGCTTGCCTCCCTGTTCGGGAAGGAGTTGCTTGCTGCCTTTGTTCGTGCGGAGGACATACTCCGGAGTCCAATTGCTATTGGTCAGCAATACAGACAACGGGATCGGATTGCTGCCAGGAATCTGAGTCCACGCCGTCCGGCCAGCACCCTTGGCCGGGGTTTTGGCAACCGGCTTCTTGTCGGGAAACGGTATGACTCCGGTGGGCTTCTCTTTTGCGCCCTTAACACTGGCGGTGGAACCGTAAACCGGGACCACGATGAACTGTTTCTCACCACCCACAACCCGGCTAAGGATCAAATGCTTTCGGGTTGAGCGACCCATCACCCCGGTCTCGTTGGTGGCTCCAAGCAAAAGCTTCTTGGCCAACTCTGCGTTGGAAATATCCCACTCACCCCATGCAGGCTCATCTTGGCCATCGCCAACTTCACCCGCAACCTCCGCCACCCTTTGAACAGCTTTGGCTTTGACGTAGGTGGCCTGCTCTTTGGTGGCCTTCTCGGCTTTCAGCCCGGCGATCATGGCCTGAACGGACTTGATGTATCCAGCCTGCCCCTTTACAGCGGCCATCTCGGTCCTGTTATTGGCAATCAGACGCTTCTGGTGGGGGCTTAGGTCGTGCCCGGCAAATGCCAAAGCCAAAGCCTGTTCCACTTTCTTTGGTCCGGGGCGATCTCCGATTAACTGTTCGAGCTGGCTGATCCGATCGACAAGCGACCTCGCTTCAGCCTGATTCTCACCGTGATCGAGCAGGCTAATTACAGTGTCCGCTGAAGAATTAACCACCGCACCCGGCGTTCCGGTAGGTTCCTGTGGCTTTCGTCCGGTAATAGAAGCCGCAGGCGCGGACCCTACAGAATTCGCTGGAGCCTCCGGGGCTGAACCTGATGCGGTGGAAACTGGTTTGGATTGGGCTGGCTTCCTCTTCGCCCCTGTCTCGATGGCGGCGGGGGTGGGTTTGGATGGATTCGTCTTTATCGGCTGAACCCTGTCACGGTAAGCCACTGCTTCGACTCTTGTCGAAAAGTAAGGGGCAAATCCAATCACCCTGAAATACGGTTTCCCAGTTGACTCTTCCTTGTATTCTCTAATGGGATGGTGTTCATCACGGATAGATTTTAATGTCTCCTCGGTTTTCGCTTCGGCAGCATCCGCTTCCTCGTTACGTCGCCGCTCGTCTTGCTCTCGCTCTGCCGCGTGTTTAGCTGCCAGTGCATCTGCCCGCTTTGCCTCGATAGCAAGCATCGCGTCGATGTCGGCCTTGTCAGCACCGTTCTTGGCAAGCCAGTCAATCATTTGCCTTCCGCTTCGATACAACTGAGGGCTGATGCCGGACAAATCGTTGATCTTCGATCCTCCAACCGAGGCAAACCAAACTGCAACATTGTGCTTGGGAATCTCCACACCCTTAGCAATTAGAATCTTGTGAAACTTATCTAGTAATTCAGAATTAGCCGCGAATTCGGCAGGAGTCAGCGATGCTGCCCCTGTCTCGGCGGTGGGGGGCTTGGCTGGAGCTGGAGCTGACGGAGCAGCCCTGCGAAGCACTGGAGCCTTTACCGAAGTTGTTTCTCCTGGGCGATTCCCGATTTTTTCACGGGACGGTGTTGATCCAGTCCCCGGAACCGTCGTCGCGGTGGTTTTATTTTCCGGAGAAATTACAGCGGGCTGGCTGCTCGCGGTGGGGGCCGATCGTTCGCCTGGATTCTGCTGACTGTTTAGCCACACCTCGGGGTGGATGAGTTCATCCAACTCTTGAGCCGTTGCCGCCGCCTTGTCGTGCGTTTGCTTGGCCAGCCTCATCTTGTTGGCAAGCTCGGAGACATCAGCTTTGGAAGCTTTAGCCGCCTTGGCGGAAACCGGCTGAGCTGCCACCGGCAAATCTCCTTTCAGACCACCAAAGTCCAAATCCCGGTTGGAGGCGTGGAGTTCGGCCACCGCTTTGGGATTGCTGATCTTGGCGTTGTTGGCGGCGTCCAGCGATTCCCTCTCGGACAATCCGCTTTTACCGTAAACAGCGGGGTCTTCCGGAAATTGCTTTGCCTCGTAACCGAACTTCCCGCCGATCCGTTTGAACTCGCTCAGGATGTGCGCCCGAAGTTGTTCACCGATGGAAACGCCAGCGGGAAGAACAGAGTCCAGTTGCTCTGCAAACCGGGCGGCTGTTAGATCATCAACCCCCTGCGTGGTCAGTATCTTTGAGATGCCCCTGGCTCTTCCGGGAAGGCTTTCCGCCGCTGTAAATGGCGTCGTGGTGGGCGGAGGCGTGTCTGACCCCGGCTTGTTCTTGAAGTCGAAACTTGGACCCTTCCAGTCGGACGGCTTGGTGATCGGCTTGGTGTTGGAGAACAATCCCGGTATCGAGAAACCAAGATTGGAACCAGCAATCTCAACCAACCGTCGCTTGAACTCGCGAGGGTCTTCCTGTGAAAGCCTGTAAAGTTCCGGCGATTCAGCAACCGCCATCGTCGTGTCAAGCACAGCTTGATTGACCCCGAAGTGGATCGCCTTCTGGGCCGACGAACTTTCAAGCTGCGTCACGCCCTCTTCGAGACCGGCTTTAATCAGCTTGGTGGAGAGCACATGCGACAGCTCACCCACCTTCGGGATGATAGCGCCAACCGCTGCCCCCTTTGGATTGAAGTTGCCATCTTCATCCGCTCCGAAAGTAAGCCCTGTTCCCAAAGCCTCCGCAACCCTTCCGGGTCCGATCGCTGCGCCCATGCGTTTCGCGACCAGAATCTTTGCAACCGCATCCGCCGCCCCAAGAGACATCTTGGCCAGCGTGCTTTTCCAGCCAAAATCCCCGTCCTGTTTCTCCTCTTCGGCTGCGCTTTCAATGGCAGCATCAACCGGCATCTTTTCCGTGCCGTGCGCCGACCGCATGTTCCCGCCACCCTCCGGGTAATCAATCGCGGCAGCCGCAGTGTCAGCCAAAACCGCCTTAGCCCATCGACCGGCTTCATTACCAACTCTACCGGGGATGGCCAGAGCTTTGGGAACCCACTCCAGCGGCGTGTCATTCAGCCCGCCTTTTATGGCATGATCCACCCGCTTGTTCTCGGTGTCCTGCGCCAGTATCTCAAGGCCCACCGGCAACTTCTTGTCCGCAAAGTATGCCGTTGATCCGTCTCCGGTTTCGTTGGGCCTGGCATTTACAGGAACATCACCCTGGCCGAAGTATTCGTCAGGGAACTGAATCTTTCTGATCTGCTTCTCCGTGTAAGGCAGCGTGTAATTTGGAGTGATGTCACCAGTGTCATACTGCCGAGCCTCTGATGGTGATAATCCTCCGGGATCACCAGCGCCAAGCGCGTCCGAAATGAAAGCTCTGGTTGCTGAAGGATGGAGGCTGCTGTCGCTTTCCAGTCGCCGGGCCATCTCGCCCTGAAGCTCACGGCGCTTTGGAAGATTCTCGAAGTCATAGGAAAAGTCCGGGTCTTGCAGGAACTCCGGATAATTTTCCCCGATGTGTTGCGTCAGGTCGTTCTGACTCATCGAGGAGAACTGATCGCCCTGTCCCCGGAAGTAATCTAAGACCCCGTTCGCCATAATTGGTGTTCAGTTGTTTTTCTCACTCCAGTTAAGATAGCCGTCGAAGCTTGGCGGTCTCGGTCCCGCTCCATTTGGGGCGACATTTCGGTTGGCGGCGCGTTCTTGGGCAAGGATTGATTGGATCGGAACTCCCGAGTCTTGGCTGCCCGTGTTGGACACGCCAAACCGTCTTCCATACTTATAGATCGACCCATCGGGACCGTGATGGAATCCAGACTTGCCGAAGCTCTTTACCATATCAGCCTCTTCATCAATGGCCGCCTGTAACTGCCGTGAAAGCTGATTGGATTTATGGGTCGTCGCGTAGATGTCGTCATTGTAACGCCTAGCCGCCAAGGCGTTCTCCCGGTTTGCGGTGTCTGCGGGACTGCCTTCAAGCGCGAGCTTGTCCTTGATCGGCACATACCCATCAAGCGAATTGGTTTTGTCGTCCCACTTCACAGCCCCGTTCGAGTCAGCCTTGGCGTGGATCGAATGAACAAGAGCCGCATGGTCATCAAGGCTGGCTTGCAGTTGCTCTTTGCGAGCTTTCAGGGCTTGCAGTTGTTGACTGAAAGAATCAGCAATTTCCTGGTCTCCGGAACCATCGTCATACTTGGATGCAGCCCTTTGGTTTTGCCCGGACTGACGAAGCTGCTCCTGTGATAATCGGCCATCGGAATTGATGCCCGCAACATTTTCGCGCCCCTCAAGCTTCCTCTTCTCGTTGTCAATGAAGTCCTGCTGCTTCCGGTCAGCCAGGTCAGACTGATAGTCGAAATTGCGTGAGGCCAGATCGTCAGATCTTAGGTTATGGGCGTTGTCATTGTTTATCTTCGCCGCATAGTTGCGGGCGTTTGCCTCCGCAGCAAGCCGATCGTTATACATCTTGATCGCGTTCTGCTCTGCTCCCTCCGCGCCACCGTAGTCGTTGCCGTAAAACGGAAGGAATACAGTGCTGCCATCATTATTGGATTGCGGCCTGCTCCCGTAGTAATCGGTAAGCACTGGATTCCATCGGGCCGATTCCTGCGCTTGCGGTGTCATAAGGTTTGGGTTGCTGTGTTAGTTGGAGCCACCCATGTAATTGGATTGAGTGGTGGCGGATGCCTGATTGTTTTGAACGGTTTGAGTCGGGTCGATGCCGGGGTGTTTTGCGATCCCGTAGAAGGTGTTGGTGAGATTCTGGCTGCCCAGTTGACCCAGCGATGACGACAATCCGGCCAGCATTTTCTGCCGCTCCGTTACCCCAAGCAGGTTCGCCTGTGATGGAATGAGGGCTAGGTTCTGCCGCTGACCAACCGATCCGAGTTTCGATTGGGTGATGAAGTTCTGGTCGGCCCGCTCCTGCTCAGCGTCATCCATAGCCGCCTTGGCGTTGATGTCAGCCGCCTTGCTCAAGGCAAGACCCTGCATGTAGGAACCAGTTCCAAGCGCACGACCACCACCACCCATTGTAAGCTGGTTGGATGAGAGCATACGCTTTGAGTCCCCCAGCGATCGTTGAACCACTTGACCAAGCGCCTGCGCCCGGTGATTGCGAATCGTGGCAAGCATGTCGCTTAACCCGTTGCCGGATACAAAATCAATGTTTCCAGTATCCGATCCCGTGGCACGGTTAATCGCTGGCGTGGCCTCATCCACTGCACCTGAATACTTCGCCAGTGAATCTTGGTTGGCCTTCCCAAGTTCGTCGAAGCTCTTAAAGAGTCCTCCCAGCCGGTCGTCAACCGCCTTTGATTTTACGTTGGAGATCGTCCCGAAAGGGTTGTTTGGTCCGCTGGCCCCTCCGACTGCGGATACCGCATACGGGTCTTCAACTGGTGCCACCGCCTTTTTCTCCCCCCACGGATGCAGTAATCCGCCAGAGTAGTTACCAGCGAGAGCATCTGATTGTGAAACATGCTCACCCTTTGCGTTTCGATACACCCCAGTATTGGTGTCCCATGTCAGGTAAGGAGGGGTTTTTGGCATATTATCTTAGGTTCGTTTGGGCTAGGCTGTAACGATGTAAAATGGGAGCACCACCATGCCCGTAATGTCAATGGATTAGGTTGCTGTTCTTGTGGAAGCGTTGGTCACAGCGCCGAGCCGCAGCGAGTTCAGGGTTGATCCAAGGTTGTTCTGAACCTGCACCCGCCACTGCTCCATCTGCTTGTCGTGCCACTCCCCGTAAGCTGTCAGTGATGGGTAGTTGCTTCTGAACCACTCAGCCGAGCTTGGCATCTGCGGGAGAACCAGCGTGGTTGAGGAGTTTACAGTTACGGCTAGCCGGTTGATTGCCTCCAAGCTGTCTCTTGCCATAGGTTACACCTCCGGGCATTTAGCCCTTCCGCCGATTTGTAAATGAATTGCCGAGAAGGCGGCTCCGCCACCAGTCCCGTTTACACGAAGCTCGAAGTAAAGATTTCTGGCCTGGAACCACATCGGCCAATTTACAGTGCTGGCCGGGGTTGTCCCAGCGATTCCAGTCAAAGGACAGGCGAGAGACTTGGGGTTCATGTTCCGCCAAACCACTCCGCACCCGGCTCCCCCACTATTGGAGTCAGCCGCCGTTGCGGAAACCCCGATCCGAAGGTTCAGGTCATTTGGCGTGGTCTGTGTTTCTGCGTAGAATTCCACGTCGAGCTGCTTGATCTCTTTTATGTCGGAGGGAGCGCGGAAGGCTATCGGGCCGCTCCGCATTATGCTGCTGTATCCATCTCGACGATAGGCTCCGCACGCTGTAAATGCTGTGCAGAACTCCCTGTAATAAACTCCGCCATCCTGCTTCAGGCAGTAATCGGAAGCTGAAGCGAAGACGAGCAATGCGTCCACCGAGCACTCGCGGCATTCCGCCTCCAGATCAAGCGAGTTCAGGTAGGCGCACAGTTCCCCGTCAGGCGAGGTGTCCCAGTAGTTTTCAATCTCCTGACCACCGCTACCCTCCATCCGCTCCGTAGTGAAACTGCTGGTCGTGTTTGTGGTGCATCCGGAGGCGGCGGGTGAAACGCAGGGGGTTCCTTCCTTGATTGATGGCGATATAAAATCCGCAAGCAACGCCAGATCAGCTTCCGTGCAGAAGCACTTGCCAAGCACCTCAACGTCAATGTCCGGCCTTAGATCAGGCGCGTGGTTCAAGGCCGCCGTAAAGCCGAAGTCGATGATGTCTGCGTGCTGGTATTCAAGGTTGAAGGCAATGGTCCGCTGAGGAAGCGCGGATGAGGTCTCCACCCACGAGACCCGGTATTCCTTGGACGGCTGATGGTAGCAGGCAGTGTGTCCAAGGCAGGTTGTGAAGCTGATGGTGTTGAATATCTCCGAGCTTCCAAGGTGCATCCACGCAACCCGCTCCGGCTTGGGAAGGAACAGGTTGAAATTGTAAACCCCGTCACGGCCCAGGAAGTAATGATCCTGACCGCTGGAGGCAAGTGTGTTTGGAAAAGCGAGGCAAGCCTCACCAGACTCGGGCTGCGAGTATGCCTGACGGAAGTTGAATACTGATGCCCCTCCAATTACAGATACCTGCCAGATCGACTTGTTGGTGTAGATAAGCAGGTAGTCACCCATCTCCATCATCTTGATGATCCGCTCCCCATATCCAAGGTCTTGGAAGCCTGCGATTGAATCATTGGCTGGGGTAAAACTGGTTGGCGCATTCAGGTCGGACCACACCACCCGATGTGGGATGGACTGGCCATCCATGATTACGTCTCCGAGAAGAATGATCCCCTTCCATGAGTAGATCGTGGAAGCCCGCGTCAAACCGATTTCAGAAAGGGAGTCGATGTCCGAAATATCAACCGTGGCGCAACCGGTGTTCGGTTGATCCGGCTGGTCAATCAGCCACTTCTTTGGGGCGTCGTGGTTGTTGGTGAGAATTACAGCGTCATTGACTTGAGCGCACTCCCATCTTCGCTCCGGGAGACCGGACTGGGCATCACCGCCAAACGAATCGGAGATGAGCTTCCAGTTACCCTTTGTGAATCGTGAGCAATAAACCCGGTTCTGGGTGGCCGCCAGCAATCGCCGGACTCCGGTTGTTGATACAACCTCGAAGAGGGTTGTGATGGGTTGCCGGACACCGCTGCCGACGTTCACCGACCCAGTGCAACCTTCGGTTGGGCTGACGATGAGCTGGTCGTGTAAATCCTGATTGTTGTAAATGGCTGCCGACGGGATCAGTTTTTGAAACCCCTTTCTTCGGCTGGCCTTGCCAGAACTGAGCGCGTCCACGTTCTGACGCCAGCGCCAGCTACCAAATGAAACCTCCGATGGAAGCGATCTGGTATCGAGTGGCCCTGTCAGCGGGGCCAGTGTGATTGTTTTGACGCATTCGGATGGCATACGGGATTACCAGTTGATTACAACCTTTCCGCCAAGACCGGCAACACCATTAGTTTTGTCCAGCCAAAACGGACTTGAGCCGCTGTTAGCGCTTCCATGACCACCAGCGCCTCCGGTTCCATAGCCAGATTCAACCGGGGTTGTAGCTCCACCAGCACCACCATTATATCCAGAGTGGGCAGAGCCAGCAGAGCCAGCGGTAAATACAGCCCCAACTGTTCCGGCAGCATAAGAGCCTCCGGTTCCACCAGCCCCGCCACCTCCACCAGCCGAGCCTTGTTGGCCATCAGAACCGGCCAGAACCCATAGCAAAGGAGTTGTCCCTCTAAGGATTGAGCATGATGCTGCTGTGATCTGGACGGTCAGTGTCTCGCCTGGAGTTACAGTGATGTATTGTCCAGCCAATGTGCATACCACATATTGACCTCCACCACCACCACCACCCGCTGTAGCGACTGCAATTGAGGGTATTGCCCACGGAGAGGACGAACCAGGGTTTCCGCCCGTGCCTCCCGGTGCCCACATTTTTATCCCGATCTTATTGGATGCTAGAGGATTCGGAACCACAAAGCTTCCACTTGCCGCAAATGATTGGCTAGTTGCGCCTCCTCCACCGGTTTGCGAATAACCTGAATCGGTCGCGGAAAACCCTGTGGTTGCCGTGGCGTTCAACGCCTTCACCGCGTAGAAGTAAACCTGAGCCAGCGTTGCCGTGGTGTCACTGTAAGTAGTGGTGGTTGCAGTTCCAATCTGCGTCATGGTTGACGTGTCATTTGTGAGACCTCTCCAGATCGAATAACTCAACGCCGTCCCAACGCTTCCCCATGTCACCGTAACCTCAGTGGCAGAGTTTCCATCACTTGCAGAAACTCCAATCGGGGCAGTAAGCCCAGTGGTAGTGAGGCTTAGCCACGCCTTCAGATTGTCCGATGCCGTGAGGTCGGTGTTGATGGCCCACGCAATCATCTTCGCCACCATGAACGTCATCCGGCCCGGCAAACCAAGAAGCTTGTCGCACCAGCTAGAGCTGGCGGTAGGTTGCAAAGCGTTGAAATCGTCCGGCCCGTAAGGAGGTAGTGCGTCAGCCATAGGTTTTGCAGTTGTGCCGCTGTGTATCGTTACGAGTTTTGGGCGACTTGCAAGTTAGTTGTGCCACCACAGCGATGGAGTTTACTGGAACATCGGGTTGCAGTATTGAAACTTCACCGGCCTGCTTCCCATCTTCTCGCGGATCAAAGCTTCGGTCCTTTCAATCGTGTAACCCATTCGCTCAAGAAGGTTGTTCTGGTGAAGCTCCGCCCCGATGCACCCGACGCGATCCCAGCCCGTAAATCCAGCCAGAATTGAGTGCTCAGCACCTTCAGTGTCGATCTTTAAGAAGTCGCATTTTCCGCCGTGGCCATTAAGGGCGTCATCCAGCGTTATGCAATCAACCTCAACGGTGGGAATCTTGCCGTCAATCACAGCCTGAACCCAGCCAGTTGCTCCACCAGTGTTGGATTCGTGCATGGTCATCTCCAACTTTGAGGCAGAGCCGTCGATAGCCTTCTCGATTGGTATTACATTAAGGCAGGAGTTGCGTTTAAGATTGCCACACAAGCTCGTGTAGTTTTCGGGGTGGGGTTCGTAGGCAATAATTCGAGCTGTTGGAAACAGACGGGACAGCACCATGCTTGTGATTCCAACATTGGCCCCAACATCGAATATCAATTCCGGGTTCGGGTTGATGTTTTTGAATCCATAGCAGTCGTTCTCAAGCTCGGCCTTTACGGCTGTCCGGAGAATGGAATCTCCGAAGTCTTCAACTGCAAGTGGGAATCCGCACACAGTCATCTGCTCAACGGTTCTCCTGTTGGTTTTTGTAGTCCCAAGAACGAACGTGCGGCTTTTGTCATTGGAATCCCTGTCTGTAATATGCTGGACGAGATTCGGGTTCGCTGCAAAAAGCATGACCCCGGTTTGCTCAAGGAACCTGGATACCATTGAATCAACATTCGACCAGCCTCCGAAATCCAACTGGTGCTGGATGAATTCAGCCATGCTGATCCTGACCTTCTCCGTAAGATAGATCGCCTTGCAGCCATCGAAACTCGCCGGGTTCATCTGCTCCAGAGGGTAATCCTTGTGCAGTTTGCAGGAGTAAAGTGTAAGCGCGTAATCACGCACCGGAACTCTCTCAACACAGGCAAGCAGCTTGTTCTTGAAGTCCGCTGTCAATAGCAGGTCATCCTCAAGAATGAGTGACGGTCCCGTTCCATATCGAAGGGCGGCCACATAGTTTCTCGCGCACGAAAGCCAGTGGAAATCCGCAGTGTTCACCCGGTTCAGAAACAAGCTTCCAGAAAGGTGGGAATCATCACCGCAGCAGAACACGGTTGCAGACCGCCAGTCGGGCAGCTTTTCAATCAGCTCGATCTCGGTAAGGTGGAAAAGGTTTCGTTCCGGGAATCGGTTCTTTGTGACAATGTGAATGTTCATAAGCCTGGCATGAATACGGTCCCGCCACCGCTGCAATGATAGTTCTTCCGGTTAAGGATGCAGTTGGGCGTCTCCTGTGAAATCTCGCAGACGATCTCTTTTCCAAGCCCGGAGGCTATCGCTAATGGCGACGACTGGTTCCCGATGAAAAGGTCAGCCCCGTTTATTACCGCAGCCAGCTTCGCGTAATCCTCTGTAGGGTAATACCGGATAGGCCCGTAGCAGCTCTCGAATTGCGCGTGCTCGGCTGGTGATCCCACGAACACGGCGGCTTTCCCATACTTCCGATAGATTTGAATCCACGGGAAGAATCGGTTCCGGTAACGCGGAGTAAGGTTTATGACAACCCGCTCAACCTTGGTCTTGTCAGCTGTCAACCAAGGCGTTTCAAGCAGTTCAGTGTCCAACCCAAATGCCTTCAGGTGCAGTTTCCCGAGATGTTCAAAAAGAGAGAACTGCTTCCGGAACAGATCAAGGTTGTATAATACATCCCGTCCGTCATGGACGCATACCCGCTTAACGTAAGGCTGCATCTCAACAAGCGGAGCCACGTTTCTGTAATGCTTTTCCGTGAACGGAACCCTGACACCGGCATTGTTGGCCAGATGAACCACCCCGCCACCAAGAGCTTTTACGGTGCAGAGAGAATATACTACATCCCCGGCGTCTCCTGAATGCTTGAAAGAACTCATGAGCGCTTTCTATTCATAGTGGTATTTGTCGTTGACCCTGGTTGATTTGCTGTTGCCGGTGTGCGTTGCAAGTGATGGCGAGCAGACCATGAATTTGACACCGGCATCTCCAAGTGACAGCGCCCACGTCCGGTCCTGAAGTTCATTGGGTGGCGGAAGAGCTGCATCAGGCAGAACCCCAATCAGGTCTCGATCCAGCGCAATGCACTGCGTCCCCCAGAATACATCCGGGTCAACATGGCCGCCATTTTCCACTCCGTTCCAGTTCAGGAATGTGGCAGCCTTGGGCCATCCATGATCGGAAAGCCATCGCGTCGCCTTCTCAATGAAGCCGTCACAGACAATCACATCATCTTCGATGAGGATGACATATCTGGAGGCTATGTTTCCAGCAGCCCTTATTGACCTCAAGGCGTCGGCATACATGCCGCATGATGGGCTGCGTATAACGGTTGCGATCTTGGATACCTCGTCGATGGTCGCCTCCCTTTCAGTGGAAATAACCGGAAGGTCGGATTCGGATACCGTCAGCAAGCTTCTGTCAATCTGACCCGACAGAACCGACAGTGAGTCCAACAGATCGTCTTTAACCGGGCTTGAGAAACCCTTGCTCTTTCTGACCTCACTTCTGTTTATGGAAGGGATGACCACATTGACTGTCGGCAATGCTGACTTCAGTGCTTCCTCCACATAATCAACCGTTCTGTCCCAAGTGAATTCAGCGGCTCTGGCCGCCGACAGCTCCCCTTTGATTCGGACTTCATTCCGGTCATAGTAGCAGCGGCGCATCTGCTCGATCAAAGAAGCCTCGTCCATTACCACTTCATGCCCATGATGCCCGCTCCTAGCCGGGCTTAGCTTTGAGTAAGCGATGTAGCTGCATTCAGGCGTAAGAAACTCCGCGAGGCCACCAAACATGGAACCTATTACAGGAACCCCAACCGCCATAGCCTGATGCGGCATCAAGCCCCAGCCCTCGCCACGGGACGCCATCACGAACACATCAAGGCTGCGATACCAATCCACAAGCTTGTGGGTCGGCATATACTCGTTGCTGAACTCGATTCTCGGATCAGAGCAGTGCGGTATTGCCTCTTCAGCGAACAGCTTGACCTTCAGCTTCACGTTGGCTTCAAACGGAAAGGCCGCAGAAAAGCACTTAATCGCCACTTCAACACCCTTCCGAATTCCGGACTGGGCGAAAAAACCGCAGCAACCAAATGTAAGAGGACCGTTTGATCTTGGAGCTTTCAACGAACTGTAAATCTCGGGATCAATACCAAGAGGGGTTTTCTTTATCGGGACGGTTACTCCGGCAACCTCGAACGCTTCCACGTTCATTTGACAGGGGGTGAGTATGGAATTGTATCCAGCCATTGACGCGGCCACCACGCTGGAGATGCGGGTGTATTCCCACATCGTAAAAAGCACGCTTCGCTTGGTGAGTGGTAGCTGCATCCAGTCCATCGGGGCAACGACAAGCTCAGCGTCGCATTTCGGGGAACCCCTCTCCGACTCTTCAAGGAAAGCTCTCTTGATTACGTCTGGAACACGATGTCTTGTGTTGCCGTAGAACTCGGAGAAAAGGATTGGGTTTACGCGAACATCGTGACCACGGGAACGGAGCCGCGCGAACACCTCCATGAACAACTGCCCGTAACTGGTGTATGTGTTTACGACAGCACTTATGACGATCTTCATTGAGTTGATCCGATCAACCCGGCTTCAGGTCGGGTAGTAGAAGCAGGCTGCACCGTCTTCGATCTGACCGCAAATCATTCGACGGATAATCTGGAGCAATCCAAGGATGTCATAGTTGTAGCCCTCCACGTAGTAGGGAGGGTTTACGGTGTCATACGGCGTGGAGTAGTAGAGCTGGCACGTAGCGATGTCGGAAAAGAACTCGCCAATAGTTGTGGTCAGAGTGTAGGTGCATTGACCTTGCGCCCCGCCATCTCCGAATACGGTTGAGGTTCCTGGGTTCCAAGGATAAAGCAGGAACACAATTACAATGAACCCCTCAAGCCGCATCTGCTCCGCCAGAACCCGTGGGTCCGGTGAGCAAACCTGATCCGCTCCGCTCGCAAAGATGACGACCACCTTCTTGTTTCCGGTTCGGTGACGGATGCTGTTCAGCTCGTCGTAGGAATCGGTCAGCCCCTTGCCGATGGCGTGAGCGCAGCACCACCGCTTTGATCCGGGAATCGCGTTGTCCGGATAATCAGGATCATTCGCGTCAGTGCAGTGGGCGTAATCCACAGTCACCGAATTCAGGGCGCTGACCAGTCCGGAGTAGTTGCTCGAAAGGGTGGAGTAGATTGTGTCGTGGCCGGAAGGGATCGAAGTGCGATGGTAGCATCCACGGCAGCCAATGATTGCAGCTTGGTCGATGTCGTATTTCAGGCTGTCCAAAAACACCTGTGCGTAATACTTGAGCCACTGTAATACAGTCCAACCGGTGTGTGCCCCAATGGAAGTTGCAAGCGATTGGGACCGGCTGCCTTCGTCGATCAGGATGGAGAAGTCGATTCCGTCCCCATTGCAGGTGTCGATCGCCGCTACCACTGTGATTTGAGCAAACGCAACCAGAGGAGTGGTAAGCGGATACCCGCTCATCCCGGAGTAGGTTGCTGTAACTGTTGACTGACCGGCCACGAGACCGGTGATAACTCCGGTCGCCACGCTGATGACACCGGAATTCCCGGCCACCCATACGGACGTGTCGGTAACTTCCTTGTCGGTTCCGTTCGAGAACTGAAGGAATGCCTTGCAGGTAAAGTGACCGCCGACCTCGCACAGCCCCCTGTCCGGAATGATTACCAACCGGCTGATGGCCGATCCGTTCGGGCATTCGGCAAGGTTGTTGGCTGCATACTCAAGGTCCAAGCAATTGGCCGCTGGTGTCACCCCGTCATCACAGGTGTCCGGAGTGTCCAGCCCACTGAGGACGCAAGCTGCCGTTGTTGGGTTCGGGATCATTTTGTGAGCGTGACGGTCTTCAGGACGCTTCCCGTGCGCGTGATGAACTCCACTTGGAATGAATCGCACAAGACAGTTACCTTCAGGGCACCGTAGTCAGCAGAGCTGAAGAAGGTTTCGTCAACATCAACGGTGGCTGATTTCGCCACAAGGCTGTGCCCGCCGTTTCCGCTTATGAAAAGGGCTGGTTTTCCGGCAGGTTGGATTGCCTCGAAGGAGTGGGCATGACCGCAGAACACCGCATCAACCGGAAGGTCTTCGACCCACGACAACTCTTTGTGGCCTGGCGCATAGCCACTTCCAGATGTCTTGTATGGATGGTGCATCATTACCACCTTCCACCGGCTAGTGCTTTGAGCCACACGTCGGGCGACCTCAAACGCCATCGGGCTGTTCTGGTTATTCCCCATGAAACCAACCGCTGTCCCGGCTGTGTTGAACCCGCTGTTTAAGGCGAAGAAGTGGACATTTCCGGAGACGAAATCGTAAACGTCCGCATCCATCGCGGAGATGTAGTCTGTCAGCGGTTTACCCGGCAATGAACTGACCACCGTATCGAGGTCGTGGTTGCCCATGACCGGCCAGAACTGGTTTGTGGTGGCAGCAGTTTCACCGGAAAGAAGCGGATACGACCCGGTATAGGGGTAGATGAACTTCGCGTAATACTGACCGATGTTCGCGTCAATGGTGGCGGCCTCACCGCTTGGGTAGTTGTTATCACCCAATGCAAGGACAAGGCTCGGACTCCATGACTTGATGAGCGTGGACACATTGAGTTCCGGGGTTCCCGCTGATCCGAAATCACCCACCGCCGCGAACACAAACGGGGTTGCCGACTCATCATCCGGAACTCCGCTGTCAATAATCCTCCACCGCTTAAACCGGACAGAAGCCTCGGACGGGTGAATCTCCTCTTCCGGCTGCTGTCGAAGTTCTTCGCGGCAATCGAACAGAATGTTGCCGTTTGCGTCAGCGAATGCCGCTGTAAATATCTGTAGCCTTAACTGATCGCAGCCAAAGTCTTTGGCATGGGCCATCTGGACGTATGCCTTTACAGCGTCCTCAAACTGAATGTCATCAAGCATCAGATCAGTGTCGGCCCAGCTCGTCTTCTTGCCCTGCCACTCAACCACCAGCGACTCATCGCTCTGAATCCAAGGCGCAACCACCAGCCTGCTCTGGTCAATCGCCCACAACCCACACAGGGATCGGCCAAATGCGGAGTCGGTTGATTGGTTGGGGTATCGGTATCCGAGTGGAAGCGACGGAAGCCCGTCTTCGTCAGGTTGGTTCACGTAGTTGGACACCAGCCCGTTTGTCCACCCACGAATATCCGCCATCGTTGAAGGGCGAAGCGCGATTGCGAAGCAGTCTGAATCACCGTCCGACCCAGGCCGAAGCGTGTAAACCCGCTTCACAACACCAACCGGTCGGTCCCCGATAACCGTTGTGCCGCACTTGAAATAAGTCCCGCACTGCTTGTAAACCGTGACGTTTGCCTGCTTTAGGCAATCGTTGTGCCTGTAAATATCCCCCATCGCCGATTGATACATCTGCGCGATCTGTGCCGTGACGTTCTCCGGGACGCCGTTGGGCCAGATTCTCTGGTTCAGCTTCGTCTTTAGGGCAAGGAAGGTTTGGCTCACGATGTTTTACTGAGGGGTGCCCGGCGACCACGTGTCGGGGTTGAATCCGCTTCCGCCGCAACTGTAACTTCCGTCTTACTTTCACCGCCTTCCGCCACCACAGGCGCTACACCCTGAAGTTCTTGGACGAGGGGGAGGCGGGGCTGGCCGGCTTGGGTCAGCGGCACTGTTTCGGAGTTCCGTGAAAACTGCATCAAGGACGGCTTTTTTTTTAACAGTTCGCGGAACTTGGTTTCCGAAACCGAACCCACCCCCATGATATGCTGCTCAGCCAAACTGTTCAGCTCTGTGATCGTCACCTCGTCAGAGGTTTCAATCGCCCCCAACCCCTGCCCAATGTCAATGAACGGGACCATTGATCCGTCAGGAAGCCAGATCGGGTTGGATGGAAGTTCTTTGACGAAAAACGCGACGCTCATGGTGGAAGTGACGATACAAAAATGAATTGCAGTGGCAATAAAAAAGGGTGCCGCCAGTTACGGCGGCACCCCATTGAGACTGGTGCCGGTCGGGATTAAGCTCCGATCGAGCTGAAGTTCTCGACAATGATCGAGTTCTTGGGGCACTCCACAACCGCTGTAACCGTTTGGCTGTTCAGCGTTTTGATCTGCGTCGGATTCTCCATCACGCAGGAGAAGGTGCTGTCAATCCGGGCAAGCTGATCCAGCTCACCTGTCTTATACACCTTCCGGTTGGTGGACAGAATGGCTGGGTAAATCGAGCCGCCCTTGCCGAGGTCGAGAACCATCAGGTAGCGACCACTGGTGGTGTCGGTTCCCGTTGCCAAGTTGACGAACACGTTCCGGAGATCGTCGAACGTCTCCCCGCTGATGATGTTAAGGACAACGCCGCCCGGCTTGAACAACCGGAAGGAGCGCCAGAGGAATCCAAGCGGGGCCATGTCCGATTTCATGTCCTGCTCGGTGAGTTGCAGGTTCACGTTGTCGATGCCGTATGTCTTCGCATACGTGATGAACCGCTTCATGAAGTCATTGGCTGTTCCAACGTCCGTGTAAACGTCGATCGACCGGGCAGACGGAGAACCCTGACTCTGACGGTTCCGGTAGATGTTGTAGATGTAGGTTTCCAAGAAAGTAACCATCGACAGGGCAGCACCCTGAACGTCGATAGTCTGATCGCACGCCTTCAGTTGCTCGTAAACGCCAATCATTCCGGCGCGATAACTGATGAGCTTGCCGCCAGTGCCGGGATCAATCGAGGCACCCGAAACGGATGTGATCTGCTCCAAAGCACCCCAGCCAGTCAAGGTCTGGTCGGCGCTGATAGATTTGCCAAACAAGAACTGATTGATGAACTGGCGCTGCTCCTCCATCTCGTCCTGCCGATTCCGCTCCGCAATGGGCAGATCAACGAACTGGGAGAAATACTGGTTGTCCGCCAGAAGTTGCTTCTGGACGGCGAGATACTGGTCATCAACACAGCGGGTGCGGCGATAGGTCTGATACCAGAACGGGACCAGCTTGGCCGGGTTGTAGTTGGCCGGGTTTTTGCACCACTGCTCAACGTCACCCACGTTGTTGATACCAATGACCACAACACCAGTTATGGGTGTGCTATCGTAGGAAGACGGTGAAGCAGCGGTGTTCACTGAACCGGCGTTCTGATCGACCAGCAGGATGTCAACCGACAGTCCGTCAGTTGAAATCGCACTCTCCTTGATGCGCCATTGACCCTTTTGGGCAGTGCCGCCGCCAGACTTGTTAAGAATGAACAGGGAGTGGCCTCCGCGACCATTGAGATCACCAAGCAGTTGACCGGCATCAATGTAGGTGCCGTAGCCAGGCGTGACGCGAATCACTCGGTTTCCGCCTGCCACACTGGTAAGCGGGCCGGTGGTTCCGGGAGTGTAGGCCGCCGTCGCGTAACCATTGGAAATAACGAAGAAGTCCGTGTTGATAACGGACATCTGGCGACCCTTGATGAAGGGTTGAACCAAGGATGCGCTGCGATCCCGGCGCTCAATGTTAATGAGCTTGCCCATGCCCGGCTTGTTGCTGGTCATGATCCAGTCGTAGAAGCCATTGCGGCGGACGCCGCACGCCTTCATCTCGAACTGGTGCTTGAGCAGGCTGTTCAGCTCGTTGTATGTCGAGCCATCAGTGAACAGAGCCTTGATCTGTTCCGGGGTCAGCGTGGAAATGCTGGCCTTGGTGAGTGAGCCGCAGGTATCGTAAGTGTTCGTTACTGCGACTGAGCATGTATCGGTAAACGGTGTTGCCATATATGTAATCGGCACTCACCGCGACGCGCGGATTGTGACGTTGCATATAGGCTATCAGCCGTATAAGGCATCCTGAATCAGTTTTGCGTGATCGCTTGAATCCTTGCTCACTGCATTTGATGCAGACACTTTTTCGTCTCCCATGCTTGCCGGGTTGGAGCGAGTCTTGGCCTTTACAGCAGGCGTTTCCGTGGCCTTTACTGTTTTTGAGTTGGGCACGGCTTCCTTTCTTTGCCATCCCATCCTCTCCGCCGCTTCATCGAATGATTTCTTCCGCATTGATACGGCTTCTTGAAGCTTGTTCTTTCCATCCCTAACAAGAAGTGGACGAACAATCTCCGGGTGAAGCCACACGGTATAATGCCCTTCACGATCCTTCTTGGTCATGGAATTCCACTGGTCAAGGGTGGCAAACTTTCTGGTCACTCCATCGGCCATCTCCCAGTCCATGCTCTCCGATGAACCGCTCATCTCATCCTCGTAACCTTTGACGCGAAGAAGCAGCTCTGCGTGCATCGGGTTCTCGTGGTTGCTTCGGAATCTGGTGCGCGGGTCCATCAACTGCTCGGCGGTAGCCATTAGGGCCGCCGTCTCGTTGGCAACCTCAATTACAGTGTCGGCGGATACCGGGTCTCGCTGCCTGATCTCGTCGATGCTTTTGGCCTTGGGGTCGAACGCCTTCATGATCTCCCTCGCGCCTTCGACGGCGGCCTGGTTGGCGTTTTTTGAGATTATGGCCTTGTGCTCTTTCTGCATCTGGGCTTCGCGCTCTTTGGCAATGATTCTTGCAGCCCGATCGGACGCAATCATCTCGGTTTCAGACCGTCGAAACTCCTGACCGTCGATCCATTTCGGTGTGGCTTCGTCGTAGAATTCTTCGTGGTCGGAACTGTCGCCATCGAAGCTTTCGCCGGGGTTGTCCTTCAGCCATTTCGCGACGTAATCCTGCTCCGCTTTCAGGAACCCCCTGTATTCGGATTCCCGACCGGTTTTACCACCGTCCTGCTCCATGAATCTGGCCACACGGAGGTTCTGAAGGTCTTCTTCACTGAGGTCTTTGTCGGGGTCCGGCTTCTGTTTAGTGGAGGCGGCGGCTTCTTCCTGAGATTTACGGGCCGCTTCATCGGAAGACTTATTTTCAAGAAGCTGGCGAGCAACTTCCTTTGAGATTGCGTCAGCTTTGGCTTTGGCCTCCTGCCGAGCCTTCTCCTCTTCCTTGGGAGGAACAGTCTTAACGACTTCGGTAGGCTCCGTTGTGACTTTAACCGGATTAACCACCTTCTCAACTGGAGCGGGATTTTTAATGGAGTCGCCATAGCCAAGTCCATCCATGATGAAGTCGATTGATTCGCTGGCGCTCGGGACAGGGGGTTTAATTTCGTCGGGCATATTACAGTGGATGTTTTGGATCGGTGGGCTGAACTAAGGTTTGAAGCTTAACTTCTGAAAAAGGAGTTCAGCATCCGTTCCGGTTGCGGAGGAGAAGAACTCGATCATTTTTATCGCGGTCAGGTATCGGGCCGCCTCGTAACCCTCATCGAGAGAGTCCGACTCGGCTCTGGATTGCCCTTTGCCGAGGAGCATGATGTCTTCACAGCGAGCAATGCCGCACGCAGAAGACCTGGCTTGATAATGCGCCGATAGCACACTAAGGAATTCACTCCCTTCAGGCCGGTTTAACCAGTCCTGAATCCGTTTCACTTTCGGGGGGTCAAGCGGGGAGAGGTTGAGCGATTGCAGCCGGGTCTCCGGCTTGAGGATCGGCTCCGACTGCTGGCTGCTCTGGCTGGTTTCCATCTGTGGCCTGAATAATTGCGATCAGTTTGGCGATGACCTCTTGGTTTTGATGCCCAAGGTCGATTGCCTGCTTAACGCCGTTCACGAGAGGGGCGATCATTTTGTCGCTCACCGTCTTCATCAGACCCTCGTTGTTCGCTTCAGTGTTTTTCTCAACGAACTCACGAATCTGCTGAACCAGAGCGGTTAATTCCTGCTGCTTCCCTGCTTCCTGTTCGGCTTTCTGTTGCTCGGACTGTAATGCCACGGTTCCAGATTTCAAGCGATAGTTGCGCGGAAGACCGGACACCTCTGCCCATTGATTGAACAGGGCTACAACCTGATCCGGGCCGACCGCCTGAGAAAGTTCTCCGGCAAGGGGTTGCAGCAAGGTCATCATCTGCTGGGCAATCCCCTGCTGGTTGGCTCGGTTAGCCCCGTCACGGCTGGCTGCGAAGTATTCGATCGGGATGGTGATCTTGGAGCGCTTGCCATTTACAGCAATGTGCCGGTCAGATGTCTCACCTTCTTCAACTAAAAGCCCCATCTTTTTAAGCATCTCAGGAGTCACATTTTGATCCGCTGATACATAGCCGTAAACCTCTTCGCTTCCATGCTCCGTAGAGTAATTGTATATCTGGCGCTTCCACGCCTCGATCGCGCGATCTATTGCCAGCCCGGTGTATTCCAGCCGCGTGCTGGTGCTGGTTGAAATCAAATGCACCTCTTCGGCGCTCTGCTCATGACTTGCTGCTCCACCAGCTTCCTGAGAAGACATCACGAGGCACCGCTCCATGATGTTCATGGCCGCTGTAATGGCCTGCATCACTGAAGTCGTTTCCCGCTGCGGCAATTGAACCGTGTGCAGAGCTTCGTCGATCCTCACTTGCTGCGCCCGGTTTCGGCGACCACTCATCGGAACCATGCGAAGTGCATTGAACGAGGTGTCATTGATGTCCTTCAGCGACTCGATGATCTTCTCGTCCACCATGTCGGAATCGTAGAAGGTGAGATTCGCGAAGTTCTGCCGGACGGAAACAACCATCTGCGTCAGCAGGTTGCTGACCAGGTATTCCCACGGGGCAACCTCCTGGACAAGCGAAGGAGAAATAAGCCGGGAGTCGTCAGGGTCATAACCCCAGTATGTGATACCGCAGGCGACCAGGGGTTCGCAGTAAATTACAGTCGTGTCGGCGGCGACAAGAAACCTGAACCACACCGGATACTCGTAATCTCCGATCCCGTAATCCTTCGGGATTATCTGTTCGTGATGCTCGGTTACAACAACCCCGGCGTCCTCAAATGAGGCGTTGTAGGTGTTGAGGTTGGCCTGCTCGCGATCCAAGCTGGTAAACTCGGGCGTGAACTGGGCTGGCATCAACGTGCATGGATATACAGTGTTGAAGAAGACATCATTTGTGGATCGCCAGTCGGAGCCGATCGTTATCCGGTCCACATTCCACAGACTCTTGTTCCCAACAATCTGACGATACGGCATGACTCTCCAATACCCGGCAAAAACGCACCCGGAATCCGTATTGAAGGTTGAGATCGGATGGGACAGGTCGTAGTAGGTTCTCGAAGGATGGGGCAGCCGGTATCGGATTCCCTCTTTTTCCAAATCATCACCCTGATGCTGCGAAAACCAACTCTCCTGAACGAACTGGAGCTGGTTTGGATACTGACAGCACTTGAGAATAGCCTGCTGTAATGTGTTCCTGTAATCGAACCACACACCAACCGTTTCCACGTAATCAGTTATCAGTTCGCACTTGGCGATATTCTGAGGAGTTGTTTTACGGGGTTCATACTTGAACAACGGATACTGCATCCGGTCGTTCGTAAGCTTGGCCGCCCTTGTTTTCGTGGTGGCTGCGGCCAAAGGGACAACCACATTCAGAAACCGTGGAAGGTTCAGAACCTTTTCAACCTTCCCCGTCTTCGGGTCTTTCCGGTCGATCAGCAAGTGGCTCATTGCCCACTCTGTAAGTATCTTCTTGTTTCCTTCCTTGGTGAAGTCCCGGCCTTGGAGTGATCGCATCAAGGCGGCATCGTGCGATCTAAGCGGCGTCTCCCACAGCAAGTCGATGGCGTGGTAAACCTTATAGTTGTCGAAGTTGAAAGTTCGACCCTGCATTCCACGACCAAAGATTCGCCTCTTCAACGACTTCAGCTCATCACTCTGATCCTTCTCGTCGGCAGTAAAAAGAGCCTTTAGTGAATCCTCTGTGATTCCAGCCTTTTCCAAGTCTTTGAGTTTTACAGGCATCTGCGTTATTCCTGACTGGTATCCTTCATCACGTCAACCTTCATGATGAGCGCATTCTCCGCCGCGAGCAGATCGCCGATGGTGATGTGTTTCACGTTGCTAAACCCCGCAATAGCATCAGCGATGGCGGGTTCATGCTCCGCGAGACTGTTCAGCGTTACAGAAGCCAACCCGGCGTAAGGAATCGGTGCAAGCTGGATCAATGCGCCAACGGTTTTCAGAACGATCTGAAGACCGTTCAGTGGCGGCTTATCGGTGGGTGAGGACATTTATAAGTTCTCCTTTCAAGGCTAACAATTCAGCGACGTTGATTTCCGTGATGCCTGAGTTGACGGCTGCCTCGGCAGCTTTGATGGCGGTTCGATGGGCTGACTGGTAGTCCGAGATAAGAACAGCAACCCGATCCCTTTCAGCCAGCAACGCGGGCGAAGAACCTTCGTTGGTGCGCCTCTGCTTCCATCCCGCAAGCCACGCTTGATAGGCGGCATTCAAAGCGGCGTCTCCTGTGTTTACGGTTGATAACGCAATGCGGTCAGGAGGCGTCTGGCAGCCGACCGGAAGGAAAGCCAGCGGGAAGCAGACGAAACACAGTGCAGCGGTGGTGATTAAAAAGCTGTATATCTTTTTCATGGTAACTCTTCCAAATGAAATCATTCCACACTGAAAATCATTTTCAATGTTTTTCTTGATTCAAGACGGTTGGTGTGTAATTTTGGAAATAGATATGAACGATAAGCTCAGAGATGGCGCGACAGAGAGGCGTCCATCTTCACTCGAAACGTAATCGCGCCATTCTCTGAAGCGCATGGTTATACCGCATCATGAAAGCAATCGAAAATACAACGCCCGAAGAACTGCTCAAAGAAGCAGCAACGCAACTCATCACCGAACAGAAGCACGCGGCTGTCGCGCAAATCAAAGACACGCTCAAGCGCGTGGCACAACTCAGCAACGACATCAAGACCATGCAGCAGGCCGTGGAGAAGAAACAGAAGGAACTCGACGGCGCGAATGGGCGGCTGGAAAAGCTGCGCGCCGGTGACTGGTCTGTGCTCCAAGACCTGAAGGCCGAAAAGACTGACAAACCGCAAGAGGCGTCCGATGCGGTATAACGTCCGCATGAGCGAAGGCGCGGACAAGTGACGGTCGAATTTGCGAGAGGCGTGCGACCTGTGGAATAGACGCGAGCAGCCGAACAATCATTAGGCACACCAAGTATGCAATATCAGGTTGATACTTTCCGGCTGTCAAAAAATAACCTGCTTACGAAAGCTCAAGTTGAATCAATTCTTGAAACTATCGGAGAAAGGCATCGCGATGTGTTATCAAAGTCTAATCACAAAAAGACTCTGAAAGAAGCATCTAGGAAAAGCGGGTTGTCAATAAACGCCACTGCTAAAATACTTGGAGCGCATTCATTGAAATTGACCGGCAATAAGATAAGCGTCCAGGGTTTTAGAAGGTCTCAGCTTTTGCATGATATAGCCGACGGATGCGATTGGGTAAATTTAGAAAGAAAATACGGAGCAAGCATGGTAAGAACTGCTTGCTACGATTTCGTAAGGCGTTTTTCGCCCAAGGTTATTTCTGACAATTTGTGACTAAGGCTTCGTGATTGTAGCCGTCTGCGCCTTCAGCGTTTCAATCTCGGCCTTGAGTGCGGCGTCGGTGTTAGTCCCGAACCAGATCGAGTTGATAATCCCTTTCAATCCGCCTCCGTTGCGGACGGAGTGATAGGCGCGCGTGATGTAAGGAGAAGCCGCGAGCAGGACCAGCGCAGTCCCGCGATACTTCTCCGGGATGATGTGAATGATGTCGTCCATGTTATTTCTTCCCCAAGTCACGGATTAGTTTGCGAACTATCAAAATCGCGCCCGCCACAGCGGCGACGGCACCGGCCCCGTGTGCGATGAACAGGAACACTTCGTCAAACCCGTGGACCCATTGGACCAGCATTCCTCCGATTAACATTACCGATCCTCCGATTGCGTCGTTGTGTTCTTGCACTTGTTTCAATGTCTTTCTTGGGTTAGGGATTGGCTGCTTCCTGCGCATCGGCCTGCGCGTGGGCGAAGGTGGAGACCAGGGCGTAAAGCTCCGGCGTCACCACCGTCCCAAGTTGCGCGGCATCCACCTTGACCACCGAACTCTGGACATTCGTAACCGTGCCGTCCGCATAGCGGGTGACGGTCTCGAACACGAACTCACCGGCCAGTTCCCGCGTCAACGGATGGCCCGTGATGTTGATCTGCGTCAACTTGCGTTGCGCGGATACGATCTGATTAACTACCAAGTCTTTGGGCATATTTTGTTCTCCTGATTAACGGACACGGCGAGCGGTGATGGAACCGAAGCCGGTCTCGCCAGTGCCCGTGAAAGTGGGTTTGACAACCAGATAGATTGTCTGCGTCCCGCTACTGTTGAAGATTTTTCGCGGGAGCGTGATTGAGTTCACAGCGGTCAAGGCGGTCGTTTGCAGACCGCTGTAAACCTCCGAGCCATCGGTCGGCGTGGCAACCGATGTGGACAATCCGGCGACACACGCGGTTTGCGTGGCTGCTGTGAGATTGAGGTTGACGTTGCCTTCGACATCCCAATCGCCTGCCGGAAGGCTGATGCTGGTGACGGCGGTGGCCGTGGCGTTCGTAAGGGTCACTGCGCTGGCGGAGGCGATGGCCGAGGACACGACTCGCCCGACATAGCTCGCCGCCGCCGCACTTCCGTCGATGACGCCATAGGTGTCGGTCGGGACGGACGTGATGATCTTCGAGCCGTTCAGCACCATTTGCGTGGCCGCACTGACAGCGCCGATGGGCGTGACTGAGATGGTCATGTCCGCTCCGCCCGCGCTGCTGGTGAACCCTTCCCGAGCCGTCAACTGAATGAAGCCCGAGTTGTAGTTGTAGCCCGCTGAGCTGTTATATCCAGCCCCGGTGAGCAAGAAAATCTTGTCCCCGGTCTGGACGGCGGTTTGTGCTCCAGAGGAGCCTCGGGTGCGTTGGAACAGGATTCCGGCGCTGTTTCCCGACGTGTCCGAATACGACTGGTTTAGTTGAGCAAATGAAGTCGTGGTGCCGTTGAGGATCAGCGGGTATCCGGTCCCGCTGGCGTTCGCCGTGATCGCGGTGACGTTGGTCGCCGCCGTGACGGTTTCCGAGGTGGACGTGATACCTGCAAATGCCTGCGTTCCGGTGAAGGTCTGCGCCGCGTCGGTGCGCGCAATCGTGGCCGAGGTCGTAGGGAACGTCATCGTGGTCGAATCGGTGCCCGTCAGTGACAGGGTTTTGCTTGCCGTAAATGTTTTGCCTGCCGCAATCGTCAGCGTGCCCGTGCCGGTCGTGATCGTGTTCCCGTTGACCGTCGCCGCCGTGAGCGCGCCGGTAACTCCGAGAGTGGTCCCCACCGTTGCGGCCCCAGCCAGCGTGGCGGTGCCGCCTACATACAGCGTCGATGAAATTCCTGTGGTCGTGTTAGTGACTCCTGCGAGGGTTGAAACCCCGGCGACACCTAAAGTCCCTGATAAACTCAGGTTCCCACCCAACGTCGTTTCCAGACTGGACGACCCGTCGATTGTCACCGGAGTCGTAATGATCGAGCCGAACTGGTTTGGATAGAGTTGCAGGCCGGTCGAAGCCACCGCCTGAATTCCCACCGCTCCGACAGCCGTAGAATGTCCAGCAGTGATCGAGTTTCCGGTGATGAGATTACTGGACGAGTTTTGCAGATACACCGTCGGAGCCGTAGTCTGGCCGCTCCAGCCGTTGTCGATCAGCGTGTTTCCAACGACTGAGTTATATCTTCCAGAATTCGGATATGACGCATCCGACATCAACCAGATGGACGAGTTGTAGTTTTGGTCAAACCGGTTTCCACTCACCAGATTCAACTGGCCGTTCCAGATGTTTACCGACTCGCTGTGACCGGGAGCGAGATACCATCCGGGACTTCCCGTCGTGGTGATATCAACCCCGGTGCCTTGCATCGCGCCCGGCGAATTGCCGCTCGTCTGGTCCATCCGGGTGCCCAGCTTGAACGTGTCGGCACTGACCCAAATGACGTAATAGAGCGTGTCCTTAACTAGCGGAGCCGGGAGCGTGCCCGACCCGGTGAACGCCCAGACCGGCTGAAGGTTATAGAGACCGTGATTGGCAATGGTGAACAGGTCGGTCGCCGCTACGACTGTGCCGGTGATCGCCGCATTGGTCGCCGACGTGTTGTAGATGAAATTGTTCTGGATTAACCCGCCATTGCCATACCAGAACAGGTTGAGCGGCGTGCCACCGTAATCGCACTCGGTGATCTGCGAGTCCGACTGGCCATTGGCCACGATGCCGTATTTTGCGTAATGGCTCTTGAGGCGGTGGAACTTGCCGAAGTTCGAGAACACCGTGTAGGCCATCGGCCCGGTCGAATCGAGCGTGAGGTCGGAGAGGTCCACCGCGTTGGCATAGGCCACATATACAGGTGCGCCACCGGGCGAGGCGTAAGTATTGAGCGTCAGATTCTTGACGCCCGCCGCCATATACCAGTTGGTGTAGCTGCTGCCGTCATTGTAGGAGCTGTTGATGAGAGTCGGAGTCGTGCCCGACAGCTTGCCGTTGATCTCGATCAGGTTGTTGGTCGTGCCCGCAATGGAGACGATGGACGAGCCGCTGCCCGAGATTCCGCTGCCATATGCCGGAACACCTGAGCCGCCATTGAACGTCACCCCGTATTTGCCTTGAATCGTTCCCGACAAGTAGGTTCCCGGAGGGAAGAATACCTCGCCACCACCCTTTGATGATACATAGTCTACCGCCGCCTGAATGGCCGTGGTTGAGTCCACCATGTCGGTCTGAATGCTGCTCGCCAGCGACGCCGCATAGCCCGCCGTGGAGAACGGAACTGCTGCCTGCCCGGCTGATAGAACCGATGTCCAGTAACGGCTGTCCGTGATCGGTCGGGTGAAGATTTGCGCGGATGAGGTCAGGCCGAGTTGCAAGTCAACCGCCGAGCCGTAGCCGATGGCGTCCGTCCATGCGGTCGGATTGGTGTCGGAGGCGGCGGTTTGGACCGACCCGTTGAGATAGACAACGCGGTTGGTTCCCGACCGCGTGAACACCATGCTGTAAGAGGTGCCCGTGGTGAGGCTGACCGCGTAGAGTGCCAAGCCCGCTCCCGGCTGACCACCCGAGGTGGAACTGCCCCCGGTTGTGCTCCGTAAGAGGGTGCTGATGTAGGTCTGCCCGCCGCCACGATACAGATAGATTTCGAGGTTGCGGTTGCCGCCCGTGGCCGGATGGAGCTTGAAGATGCCCTGCGAGCTCAGAACCGTCATGTCGGGCGCGATGAACTGCGCGGCGAGCGAGAATGTTCCCGAGCCGGGGTTGATCGGCTGGTTGGTCGTGCTGTTCTCGTAGGGGTATCCGGTCCATGAACCAGAATAAGCGGTCGCACCGAACATTTGTGGAGTCACCGGCTGTGATGCTAACGGAGGTGTAACCTGCGTCCACGCAAACCGGCTCGCCGGACTGGCAATCAGCGTGGTTGTATTAGTGCCAGTCCAACTCGCGCCCATGTTCGTGATCGAGTAGTTGGCGTTCACGGACTGAACGAAAACTGTGAGGGTGTAGGAACCGTTCGTGCTCAACGCCCCGTAGCTCCTTGGGTCCATTGCAGCCAGCGTAGCCAGGGAGGTGGTTGAGCGGGAAGTGTTGATCTCAGTCGTAGCCAACAACGTGGACATGAAAAGAAGAGAGGCTAAGAAGTGTTTCATTTAGAATGTAGAGGTCAGGATGAAGCGTCCAGTGGACGGATTCGGGTCTGCAACAACTGTTACGCCATTTACAGCAGCAGTTGAACCGCGAGTCCAACGCCATAGTTGGCCAGCATTTCCAACATTCTCATTAAAGCACAAATAGTCTGCATAGGCGGGCACAGGTGTAAAGTCCTGCATATTGGAGAATGACCCAATATAGATCACGGCGTCAGCCGTGGCAGTTTCAAGTGCAGTAACGCGCGCAGTTAGTGCGGCAATCGTTTGGGACAAGTCATAGGCGTAAGGAGCGTTATCGTAGTCGGTTATCGAAACAATTTTCCCGCCGCGAACCCATATTCGAGCGAGGTATATTGTGTTGGAGTCACCATACGAATGGATTAGAGCGGCTCCGGTTGGAACCAGCCCAACATACGTTACAGCAACGTAGTAATCGCTGTTTTCTTCATTCGCATGGACAGTTCCACCGTTGTAGGTAAGAACTCCGGCATGGCTAACTATGCTGAATGGGTGTATTTCAACCGTCCTGGTCCCGGACACAACATTGACTCGTGACGTTACATCCTGGGACATGGGAAATATGGACGGCTGTTTACTAGATAAAAGAACCCGGAATCACTGTCTGAATGTTACTTGAGCACCTGAATCCGGAAAGTCTGCGATCCCGCATTAACCGGACTGGCTGTAATGTTCATGGCTCGAACAACCACATTGTTGGACGACAGCACGAAGGCTTGGTAAACCAAGCCCGCCGTCGGCGCTGCTGGCAGTCCTAGGATGACGAAGTCGTTGGTGAGCGCTCCAGTTACAGTGTTTGTCAGGTCGGCAGATGAAACTGCGTTAATGCTCGGGAAGTCGAGATCAAAGCTCCCGTTCAAAGGCGTTGCTCTACACGCTTGAGCACTCTTGTAAAGCGGCTTATCCGCCACGATTTTACTCGCCGAAGTCATGTAGTAATCGAGGTAGAACAGCGAGGAGTTGGTCATCGCTGTAACCTTCTCAAGAGTGAAGGCTGAAGTGGCCCGATTGATCGCCAGAACACCATTGGTTGAGGCGGCAAGGGTTGTGATCCCGCCACCATATTCATACAGCGTTCCGTCAGGGCTGGGCGAGGAGAACGGAAGCACCTGAACCTTCAGCCCGCCCGCAATAGGGTAGGAAAGACGCGGGAACGGGTCTTCCTGTGCGGAGATTTTGGTGAATGCAAGCAACGCGGTTGCCGCAGCGAGGATCGTTAAACGAATGAGTCGGTTTGATTTCATGGACTTTTTGTGGTGCGATGTGGATTTGTTTATTCTGCGCTGGAATCAGAGGGCTTGGCCTTGAACATGGATTTCATGCCTGGAGGCAGTGCGGCGGGCTTCTCGGCTTTCTCCTGCTCTGCGCTTTCGCTGCTCTCATCCTCCATTCGGCAATCGGTCACATTGATGCTTTTGGTCCCGTCCTCGGACACAACAACTTTGCCAGTGATCTCAAGCGTCACCTCCTGCCCCTCATCCATGTCGGATACGGCTTCGGTTACGGATTGATTTGGCGTTTTAGTTGCATCCATAAATAGATTCCATTTGCGTGTTGCAGTCGTAAAGATACAAAGGAAATTACAGCAATCGCAAGATATTAAATGCCAACCAACGAATCCGGACTATGGGAGCCAAATCTGTCTCCCAAGCAGCTTGAGGTGTTCCGATGCACTGACAGATATGTTTTGGTGACTGGGCCTCGACTTACAGGCAAGACGGTTCCAACCATGCACCGGATCATCCAGCACGCATGGACTACCCCTGATGCCCGTATTGGTATGTTCACCAAGACGATCAAGGCGGGGAAAGGTGGCGTGTGGGCAGATTTGACCGGGTTCGCCATGAAGGAGTGGATGGAGGCCGGACTTGAAACACAGGACGGAAAGGAATTTGGATACACCAGAAACAAGTCTGACTCCAAGAACTCGGTGGCCGGTCCACGGATTGATGGAGCCACCCGGATGCACTACCTGACCATGCGGAACTACTGGGGTGGTGAATCAAGGATCGAGCTGCATTCACTGGACTTTGACGATGACATTGCCGAGAAGCTTTTAAACACCCGCTTCAGCATGATATACTTTGCTGAGCTTCAGAACTTCCAAAGCCGAAGCGTTTTTGATCTGAGCATCCAGCAGCTCCGAAACTACGGTCTTCCCTATGATTGCCACCAGTGGATCAGCGACACCAATCCACCTGAACAAGGCGTTGACCACTTCGCATACGACATCTGGTTTCGTGAACGGATAATGGAATCGTTTCCGGAATACTGCCGAACCGACAACGATCGTGAGCGTTTCCGCCGAAGACAGCGCGGCCTGAAACTTTTTGAGTTCGACTTTGATGACAACCCGTTTGTCGATCCACAGCAGATCGCAGACCTGAAGGCCACTTACTACGGGAAGGTGGATGAGTATGATCGGTTCGTGCTTGGTAAATGGACTAAGACAGGGCGTTCAGGAAGGTGGTTCCCTATGTTCTCCAACCAACACGTAATTGGAAACTGTGAAGGAATTGAACAGGCGGAATGGGAATACCTCAACCCGTCGAAGAAATGCACAACCCTGTATTGCGGATTCGACACAGGCCAAGTGAACCACGCCGCTGTGATTATGCAGAAGCGGATCGGAAGCGACGGGGAGGTAAACTGGGACATTCTTGACGAGCTGGTAAGCCTGAAGGAGGACATGCTCCTTTCCGATTTCGCCGAGATATTTGCATCCAAGATGGACGCCATTGAGGCGTTGATCGGAAAGAAGGTTCGCTGGATTAGCTGGGCCGATTCCTCTCTTGATGCTTTCCGGTCATCATCTCCACAGACTGAGGCTTCTATCGTTGAGAGCTTTGCCGGTGGCCGACTTAGCCTTCAATTCGCTTTTGAGGCCAAGCTTCCCAACTCAATGCGTAAGCGTCTTCAGTTGGTTGCCGACATGGTGGCCCGTAACCGAATCCATGTTTCCGCCCAATGCACTTACGCTATCCAGATGTTCCGGGAATTGTGTCGTCCTAATAACAGGAACAGCAATCTGCTGATCCCGAAAGGGGATGAGAACAAGCACGTCTGGGACGCGATCAGCTACGTTATCTACTCCGAGATGGCGGAGGAATACAGTGGGGGAAATGAACCCAGTGAGGGTCGAAGAGCCTCAATTGTGGACGTGCAGATTTAGCTTGAGCCGTCTTTCATGGCTTTCGTTCCAGCGGCAAGCAGGCGATCGAACATCTCCTTGTATGCGGGCGTGTAGCTCCAATGACTCCTGCGCTTGTGCTTCAGGAACCTGACCGCAGCTCGTGGATGGATCAAGTCAACCCCGCAGGCTTCAGAGAATCTGAAGGCTACTCCAACCTTAACCCCTTTCCACGTTGCCAGCTTTGAAAGCCGATCAACCATGCGGATGGTTAATCCAGCCTTCGATGCTATCTCCTCCCGAGTCATTGGCCGCTTGCGAACATGCGCGAAGGCTCGGCAAAGGAATGGTGGGAACCGGTCGATCGGAGTTTTCATGGATTATGGCCGCTTACGCGATGAAGCGCCGACGAAATCTCATGAACGGTTGGGGTTTTCCCAGGCAGAATTACAGGGTTTCCCGAAGCCATAGAGACTGAAAGCGGGTTGAGGGTTGGAACGAATGAGTTCGCTCTCGACGTAACCTTCTTGGCTCCTCCCATTCCTCTGACATGCTCAATGATTACACTGCCGAGGGATACCAATTGATCGGAAAGCAGCTTGCGGTGCTCGTCATACTTGATGAGAACTTCCGGCTTTACGTGACACCCGTTATCGGTGATCTCCTTCATCCACTTGCTCCACTCCTCGTTTCGGGCTGAGATCAACTCGAACTCGCGAAACCATTTCACAACAATCAACTCCACAATCCCCTGCTCTGCAAGGTGGCCTACCAAGTCCTTGGCGTCTGTGGCTTGCTCACCCCTTATATCCAAGCCAAGCTTTTTGGCAACCTCGTCAAACGCTTTGTTGGTTACGACTTCCACATTTAATGCGGCGTTACTCATTGAAGTTCCTTTGGCCAGCCTGAATGACCGTTCGTTTTTTCATTCAACCAACACGTCGCCTCCGGAATTGGAACTTTTGCTGGCATGTAGCAACCGCAACCCGACGGTTCATGGATTCCAAACACGTAGGTTACGGCCCCAAATTGTCCGCAGGTTTTTCGTGCTGAATCGTAGAACGGGCACCTTTTGGCGCAGTGGCGAATCCGGGCAATGCCAAGCTTCGTTGACCGGCGCTTGGTCGCCAGCAACCTAAAGGTTGACAGGGCTGCCCGACACAAAACCAAAAAGCAATTTTCGGTTCCGTAACTGCACTTCGTTATCGCCCCAAGAAACATTGCCCACGATACCATAAATGTCCTCAGAATCAGCTTTCTGATCCTGAGCCTAACGCGGCTCATCGTCTTGCTTGTGTTCATTTCTGGGCCGTTTGTAGCTTGAGAACTCACCAAAGACAAGGACTCATGCGATCCGAAATGCGCCACCGACATGATACGAAACGGGGATTGAATTCCCCTTGTTATCAATCGTTTATGCCAATGTTAAATACTTTTATTTGCTTCCGATCAACGATTGGTGCTACTTCTTAAAACCATGAATGAAACATTATTGCCGCCAGTAGAGACCGATTTTGCCCACAAGATACCCGTCCTTCTGCGAGGAAGGGAAAGTTTTGTGAAAGTTACCGACAGTCGAAAGAGGCCGATCAGGGGTCTTTGGATTCGATCCGACCGTTACTACGCTCAAATGAGCTTGATGGACTATACGACCGGAACAAAAAGGGTCCGAAAGGTTCCACTGATGGGGGTCAATACTGTCTCCCAAGCCGTAGTCGCAATGAATCAAATGATTGCGGAACGGCGTGATGGCAAGCTGGTGGTCTCAAAGGTGCAGCCAACATTCCGGGTGGCTGCCGACCACTACCTTGCTCATGAGCGGTCGATGCACGACGGCAAAAGGGTGAGCACTCTTCGCGGTGAAGCCAAGTGTCTCAGGTCGTTGGCCAAGTCATTCTCGTCAGAGACAATGGACAAAATCAAACCGCTGGATGTTCGCTCCCACATATCCAGACGGCAGAGGATTGATCGGGTCTGTGGCCGGACGGTGAACCACGAGCTAGTGGTATTGGCCAACTTGGTGAAACACTGCCGAATCGAATTTGGTATGACCAACAACCCGTTGGATGGAGTGGTTGCGCTACCCTACAAATCCGATCGCAGACCCCTTCCAACCACCCTGGAGATACAGACCCTCTGTGACTACGCAGTTGCCAACATGATGAATGGTCAGCTTCTTTCCGACTTCGTCCGATTCCTGGCCTCCACCGGCGCAAGACGATCGGAGGCGTTGGTTGTAGCTTGGTCTGACGTGGACACGGCCATGCGGCGGGTTTGCATCGGTGGATACAGGAAGTCAAAGAACGGACTGGAACGATACGTTGATTTTAATCCAGCCCTTGAATCACTGATGGCAGAAATGAAGGCCCGCAAAGACCCGGACTCGCTTTGGCTTTTCCCCACACCAAGGGGAGGGGACATCCCGTCAAGCGGAATGGAAGCAAGCTTTGCCATTGCCCGCAAAGCCACCAAGCCGGAGCGCATCGTCGGCTGGCATTCAATGCGCCATTATTTCGCCAGCCAGTGCGTCATGGCGGGGATTGATTTCATGACCATCGCCGCATGGCTTGGCCACCGGGACGGAGGGATTCTTCTCGGCAAAGTTTACGGACACCTGAACGACTCCCACCGTCAGAGCATGGCGGCGAAGCTGCTTCTTGCCGCATGATTGGGTTAAATCTGTTTAACAAAGTAAACAATTTGTTCTGGACAGTCATGTTTATGGCTGTATTCTGACAACCACAACATCAATGTCACCCAAGAAAACCACCACCACTGCTCAGAAGAAAAAAACCTTTTGGGGTCTGAAGCCTGAACCGTCCGTTGAAAGATTGGTTCAGAAGGAGATCACATCACGGCGTCTTCGGACGGACAGCGGGGAGGCTTGCAGGGGTGCCATCAAGATCGTTCTGGAGGACTGCATAGTGGGACACCTCGGAAGAAAGGCGAAACGATGAAGTCTTATGGAATCGCTCGGATATTTTTTCTCACACCATAATGAATGGCTAGCCGTGGGGTCATCAGGGATAGATGCGAGTGGAGTTGTGAGACGCGGTTGGTTTATACAGGTAGTCCACAATCATTCCGACCACGGCAATAAATTGTAACGGCAAACAAAATAACACCATGTCAACTAACGCAACATCAACAGCAGTCGCAACAACAAACGACCCGGCACTTCCACGCAAACGCACACTCAGGGATCACCTTGAGAATCCAAAGTTTTTAGCAGAGATCGCCAAAGCTTTGCCGAAGCACATGAAGGCTGAGCGGATGGCCCGAGTCGCCATCACGGCAATGACCAAGACTCCCGCACTGGCGGACTGCGAGCCGGAATCATTCTTCAAATGCCTTCTCGATCTTTCCGCCTTGGGTCTGGAACCGGATGGCCGACGGGCGCACTTGATTCCGTTCAAGGATAACCGTCGCGGGGTCACTGTCTGCACCCTGATCGTCGATTACAAAGGCATCGCCGAACTCGCCTACAACAGCGGCGTGGTGTCCTACCTGCACGCTGATGTTGTCCGTGAAGGCGACTTGTTCAAGTATTCAAAGGGTGCGCTCCTTGAACACATTCCCTGGTTCCTCCGGCGCGACGACGAGAAGCCAGCCGAAGCTGGAATCATTTTCGCGGTGTATGCGATGGCGAAGCTCAAGGACGGAGGCGAGAAGGTTGACGTGATGAGCGTGAGCGAGATCGAAGACGTGATGAATGGAAGTCAGGGATACAAGGCTGCGGTCAAGTATGGCAAAGACCACCCTTGGCTTACCAACTGGAACGAGATGGCGAAGAAAACCGCCTTCCGCCGCATGAGCAAATGGCTGCCGCTAAGCCCGGAAGTTCGCGACCAGATGTCCAAAGAGGACGAGGAAGAGGAACGGTTCTCCACAGCCAAGAAGGCCAAGGTTGAGCAGGAAGTTCAAGTGCCCGCTATGGCTTTCATCGCCCCTCCACCTGAAGAAATTATTACAGCACCCACAGCGCAGGCCGAGCCTGTAATGGCGACTCCAATCACACGAACTGAAACAGCAGCCACCACCACCCTACCGGCGACGGACAACACTCTGCAAAAGCTGGCCTCGCTGATGGCCCGTGATTCTGTTTCTGAGGATGTGGTAATGGTTTATGTTCAAGCCACCTTCGTTGATTGTGATTCGCTTGGCTCAATCGGTGAAGTGAATGACATCAAGCCGTCCGCAATTTCCAGCCTTGTTCGGAATTGGGACAAGAACTTGAAGGCGATTAAGGAAGGAAAGTAATGACACCCTTGCTTTTTGAGAGCGGTCAGACCGGAGTGTTTTTCGACCTTCCATCTGCCGCCTATTTCAAGGAAACGGCGCTGAGCCATTCCCTGATGAAGGAACTCCATCCCACCCCTGCTCATGGTCTGTCCTATCTGTCAGCGGTTCGGGAGCCGTCGATCGCCATGATTATCGGAACACTGGTGCATCACATGATACTCCAGCCGGAGGTTCCGCCACTGGAGGTCGCTGTGATTCCAGACACATACCCGGCCATGAAGGGTAATGCGTTGGTAAAGAGCGGCGAGATCAGGGAAGGCGATCCGATTCCGTGGAACGGCAACTCATCCTACTGTAAGGCGTGGAGGAAGGGTCAGGAATCGGAAGGCCGGTTTGTGCTTCAACGCACCGGCAAAGACGGCTACGAGTCGGTCATGGCGATGGTTAAATCAGCAGCCAGCAATCCATCGGTTCGGGAGTTGATAATGGAGGGCGACAGCGAGGTGTCGTTGTTCGCCGAGATAAACACGGTTCACGGTCCCATCCGAGGCAAGGCTCGGCTTGATTTCGTCCCGAAGATTCCCTGGCTTATTGATTTCAAGACCACGCAGGATGCCAGCCCTGATTCGTTCGCCAAAGATTTGGTCAACTTGAGATACGCCTCTCAGGCGGCATGGTATCTCGAAACATGGAACCGTCTCTGCGATATGGAGAACCGAAAGCAGGGGTTCATCTTTTTCGCCATCGAGAAGAACCCACCCTACTTGGTTGCGTGCTACAAGCTCGACAAGGAGGCATTACAGTGGGGTTCAGAGAGGTGTCAGGAAGATGTGGACACTTACGCGCGTTGCTTTCACACCGGGGAATGGCCGGGGTATAGCAACAAGATCATACCATTAAGTCTGCCATCATTTATCAAAAGGAGCACACATTGAAAAAAGCACTCTGCATGTTTGTCGGTGTCGTCCATGAGACGGCAAAAATTATCAGCCCGGATTTTGGTGGAAAGCCGTTCGTCGCATTCGCCCTTACGGGTGATCCGACCAGCTACGGAAACGAGGGCAAACAATTCACTGAACGGGTGAATGTGAAGCTATACCCACGAGACATTGAGGGGGCCGTATCGGAGATCAAGGCTGGCCGTTTGATCTCAGTTTTCGGAGAGGCTTCTGCTCGCGCAGTAGAATCCAAGCGCGATGGCGGTAAGCCTTTTGCAAACCTTGAGATAGTAACCTTCAACTACACCCTTGAGGGGATTGTTCCGACCGAGAAAAAATCCACCCCGCCTCAAGCTGAACTTCCGCGTGCGAAATCTTCCACCGTCAAAGCTCCGCCACCGGATGAAGATGATGTTCCGTTTTGAAAAACCATGAACCCGCTTGTGCCAGCAACTTCCTACAACGAACTGAAGAAAAGGTTTCCCAATGCCAGTGATTATTTCCTGCGGAAAAACTCCTATCCGTTATCCCATCCGGCTGGTGGTGTTCCGAAAGATACCCAGCCTGAACCGGCTGTTCGCGATGAACCCTTGGGGAAGGCTAAGGGAAAAGAAGCAAACTCAGAGCGCTTTCGCGTCAGCGTTACGAGCTATCGAACACGGCTCATCGACCCCGACAACCTGACGCCGAAGTATTTCATTGATGCGTGCCGATACGCAGGACTGATCCCGTCGGACGATCCGAAGACCATCGACCTGTTAGTTAAACAGGTTCTCTGTAAATCAAATCCAAGAACTGAAATCGTAATCGAAAAAATATGACTGGCTTCAATCATGTTTACCTACCAGTGCCCGATCTGAAAAAGCCGCTGCGGCAAAAGACCGCCTCTGTTGACCTGTCCAAGCTTGACCGTCTTCCGCCTCATTCCATAGAGGCCGAGCAGGGAGTTCTTGGCTGCATTCTGCTTTCCCCTTCCGAGTGCATTAACCTTTGCTTGGAGAAGGTAAAGCCGCATGACGATGTGTTCTACGACTTGCGGCATCAGGAATTGTTTTCCACTCTGGTAAGGATGCAGGAGTCGCGTAAGCCGATTGACCTAATTACAGTGCAGCAAGAACTGCATAACTGTGGAAAGCTGGAGGGAATTGGTGGTCTTTCTTACCTATCCGGCCTGATGGACGCGGTTCCAAGCGCGGCAAACCTCGCCTACTACCTCGACATAATCCGGGAGAAACACGTTCTTCGGAGGATGCTTCAGACCTGCACGGGCGTTTTAGGCAGGGTTCATGACCATGAAGGTGAGGTTGACGCCCTGATGGAGTCGGTTGAGAAGGAGATAATGGCCATCCGCGATCTCCGGATAACGAACGGCAAGGAGTCCAGAAAGCAGTCACTTATCCGGGTTACTGATGCCATAATCAACAACTCCAAGAACAAGGGGGCCACGATCGGTCTGGCCACCGGCATACCAAAGCTCGACGGGATGATTAACGGATGGCGGCCCGGCAGGCTCTACGTTCTTGCAGCCCTGTCCAAGTGGGGTAAATCGAGCCTGGCCTTGCAGACTGCCGACTACTGCGCGGCAGCCACCGACAGCAAGGGGAACCATACCTGCCCGGTTGCCTACTTCTCCCTTGAAATGCCACGAGATGAACTAAATGAGCGGTCACTTGGCAGGGAGTCGGATGTTCCATCCCACGAGATTCAGAACCCATCCTGCCTCAACCCTGACGACGCCATCAATGAATCTGACAAGCGCCGAAGAACATTGAAGATTCAGCGACTCAGAGATACCAACGGGGCAATCTCAAAGTGGCCGCTGCTTATCGTCGATGAACCAGGCATCCCCATATCCAAGATGCGGGCCGCCGCTCGCCGAATGGTGGTTGAGGACGGAGTGAAGCTGATCGTGGTGGACTACCTGCAACTCATGGAGGGAACCACCGAGTCCCGAGGCAAGAACAGTTCCCGCGAGCGGGAGATCAGCTCGATCAGCAAAGGCTTAAAGGACATGGCGATGGAGTTGAAGGTTCCTGTAATTGCTCTGGCGCAGCTCAACCGGGAGTTTGAGAAGTCAACTGGTCGCAAGCCAAAGCTGTCCGACCTGCGGGAATCAGGGTCGATCGGTCAGGACGCCGACTGCGTGATCTTCCTCTACGGGAACGAGGATCAGATCGAGCTTCCGATCGCAGCGACCAAATGCCTTGTCGCGGCCCAACGCGGCGGGGCCACCGGAGAGTTCATGTTGACCTTCAACAAGCCGCTGTTTCGCTTTGAAGCCCACACCCACAAGCCGCTTCCGTAACTTTCCCATTGACTGTCGTAAGTATAAGTGTGAGCGTAAGTGTAAATTAAATCCGGATGAAAAAGCCTTTGAAAATGAACCTTGAGGTGGGCATTGAACCCCCTCCTGATCGCGGTTGGAAACGCCGGACTCAGGGTTTGGACACCATCAATCCCGGTCAAAGCGTGGTGGTAAACCTGGCCGAGGCCAACGCCATCGTGCAGATGGGCAGGCGCAAGGGATGGAGGATGGCGCAAGTCAAGACGGGTGCCAACGAAGCCCGAGTATGGAGGCGGGCTTGAGTTCTCTTATGCCAAGGGTTCCAGAGCGCGATTACGAGGAGCCGGTCAACGGTGAACCGTGGCCGGAATGCTGCGGAGAGCTGATGCAAGGCAGGCTTAACGGAAGCTTTATCTGCCTCGAATGCGAGTCGATCTACACCATCCCAAGATACAAGGGCGAAGAGCCTGACATAGAGGACACATTTGAAGATGAAACCAGCTAAGACAATTACCCGCCGTTCGCAGCAGCGCATGGTTAGGCCGAGGACGAACAACCTCGCAGCAACCGTCTTTGTATTTGAAAGCACGCGGAAGCCGTATCAAACACACGTCGTCTATCTCGACCAAGCAAGCTGCTATGTGGATCACCCAGGATGGAAACACACCGCCACGCTTGAACCCGCAGTGTGGATAGAACACCTGATGAACAATCCCGCTGAACGCGAGAAGCATATCGAAAGCATCTGCTATCGGCCTAACAACAAAGCTCTGCCGCAGGGTGGGGCGAAGAAAGGCAACGATGAACACTGAGACTCAATCGCCCCACCCTGTTGGCAGCAGCGCATGGTTAGACCCATTGCGTGACCAAGTGCGCGCCGAACTTGAACGTGAACGCGCCAGAAACATCGACGCACAAGTAAACGGAACGGGCGGTAAGTATCTAGCCGAACTCCGCGCCGAGAACGAGAAGCTTCGCGTAGTAGCTGACAACTTCTGCGCCCTGATCTTGGTTAGAAGCAGTGATAGCACGCAGTTTGAAAAAGATTTGTTACACATCTACAACCAACTCCCTCACGTCAAGGAAAGGAACAAACAATGACACCTACACTTCTAGGCGAATACATTATCTACGCAGGCGCAGCTCTATGGTGGGTGTTTATGACATTCATCGTCACTCTCTACTTAATGGGCGTGTTTGATAAGGAGAACAAACAATGACCACCACCGAACACCTCGAAAAGATCAAGGCCAAGTGCCTTGCAAACCTCGCGCTCGCGGAGAATAGGACGCAGGGAACGTGGGAATGGAAAGCTGGAAAGGAAATTGAATACGATCCGTATATTGATCTCATGTGCGGTTACAAGGTTGTGCTCGGGCCGCGCCATGATGGAAACTTCGGTAGCCAACTCATCAGCACGCCGTCAGACCGAACCTACATCGCCGCCTGTGCCGGTGCCGCCGAATCGGGATGGAAGTCCACCATCGCGGCGATTGAAACAGCGCAACTGCTAGAATCTGTGAATAGCGACATCACCAACGCCATTGTGGACGCCATCATCGCCGCTTGGCCGGAGGAACTTCTGTGAAACGCCACCGTAACCGCCGCCGCCGTTGCAGATGGTATAGGTGCATGTTGGCGCAGGAGCGCATTTTCTTTTACGCTCTAGCTTTCGCGCTGGGTGCAACGGTCAAGGAATGGCTCGCCCGCTAATTTCCCCTCTATGAAAAAACAACATGGCCACCATCCCGTGCGACGACATGGGCAACCTTACCGTGCCGTGGAACTGGACGGGGCAAGCGCAAAAAAAGTAGCCATGAGGATCGTAATGAAGACCAGATTAAAACAGGCTGTGATGCTGGAGATTGCCCCGCCGAAAGTCCGGGCAGTCCGGGTGTGGAGGATGCACGCGATCGACTTGGGGCACAACCCGTGCGTTGGCCCGTCGTATATGGCCCTCTACAAATGTAACTTCTGCGGAACCAGATCAGAATGGAAGACGGCTTCAACCTACACAGAGATCAGGCGGGGCATACCGTGCCCAAAGTGCAACAACCTGAAAGCGTCTTGACAAAGTTTGACATTTGATTATTGTCAAACAATGTCAAAACGAAGATGGAAAGTGGTGGAGTCAGGCGAAGCTCCCGGCGAGCTAAAGGACACTGAATATATGTGCTTGGAGTGTATGAATGAGAGTCTTCTCGGCGTGGTGGGAATCCCCTTGGCCCAGCTTGGCTGCGGGATTGTGTTCAACAATCACAAGCATTGGATGCCCAAAACCATCCGGTGCCCCCACTGCAAGGCGACGTTGACCATGAAAGGGGGTTCCAAGTGAGCTACGGAAAGATTTTCTCAAGCTGTTTTAACGGCTCGATGGTTGGCGCAGGCCCGGATGTGTTTGCGGTGTGGGCTTACGTGATCGCCAACACGGTGCAAGAACAGGTGGAATTAAACCCGACAATCCTGGCCGCCGTGATCGGTTGCGACAAATCCAGAATGGTGGAGGCGATTGACCGGCTCTGCCAACCCGATCCTTCGAGTCGAAATAAAGACGAAGATGGTCGAAGACTTGTCAAAGAAGGTCAATTTGCATACCGCGTTGTCTCTCATTTTATCTATCGAAGCATGAAAGATGAGGACGAAAGAAGGGAATACAACCGTATAAAACAGCGGGAACATCGTGCAAAGCAAGCAGTTACAGAAGATGTCAAAACTGGTAAAGATTTGTCAAGACAAGCAGAAGCAGAAGCAGAAGCAGAAAAGAAGAAGAGAGCGACCCTTAAAACTTTTAACTCCGAACCGAAGAAAAAGGAGGAAACCGTCTCAAAGTTAGAAGTCGTGGTAACGGATAAACCGGATTGGAGTTTCCAAGGCGTAGAACTTCCCGAGTGCTTTCGCACCCACAACTGCGTTCAGGCCATCACTCAATGGTTGGAACACAAGCGGGAGATGAAAACTCCCTACACCACCCAAGGATTGAAAAACACCTTCAGTCGATGGTCCAAGCAGTTTACCGCCGCGAACCTTCCATCAACCATCGAGTATTGCATCAGCAACGGATGGAAGGGGCTTTACAAAGAACGCACCGAGATCATCAGCGCCACCAATACGCGGTTGTCGCAAGAACGAAGGATCATTGAAAACCTCAATGATGTCCACGGACCTGCAAAAATCAGCCGCGACACCCTTTCTTTGATGTGTCAGGACGCAGGACAATATCGCGGAACAATGGAATTCATGCTAAAATGCCAGGTTTGCTACGATAATGGAGCCATCTTTGGAGGTGAAAGGCATGGCTGGATTCCTGTGGTGCCCAAGGAGCCGCTTCCGGAGGGCTTTGTGCCCGTGGTGGCCGAAGAGGCAATCAAACAGCAGGACGACTACCTGGACGCGCAGGAAGAGGCCATCCTGAAAAAGAGCAGGAAGTGAATTTTACGGTCAATCCAATAAAACAAAATGAATCCATCCACCGAAACCCCCACCCGCGAAGAACTGCTGGCCAATAACGCCGCCCTCCATTCATCCCTGATGACCGCCTACGGCGTGATCGCCCGTCAAGCGATGCAAGTGATAGCCCCACCCGAAGAACGCAAGGTGTTCATCACTGAAGCCGACATGAACTACACGTTCATGGTCATGGATTCGTGGCTGGAGAACGAAAAGCTCAAGGGCAACAACCCAATGGATCAGGCTCAAAACCTCGATGATCTCATGGCTAAAGCCTTAAAATACGAGGAGGAGATGAAAGCGAAAGAAGCGAAACATGAAAATTAAACCCCTCGCTGAAAAAGCACTTCAACTTGTAAACGCTGTAATTCAATTGACCGCCACTGTAATTGCTTTGTTGGCCAGTATTTGCGTTATCGTTAATCTCATCGACATATCCCTGGCCATAGTCGAAGGCTCAAAGTCGTCCCATTCCATGATCTCAAAGTTCATCGTAGTAGCCCAATGGTATGCGGTGGCCCTAATCGCCAAAGCCGTTAAAAATCAACCCCACCCCAGTCAAACCCTCAAATGATTAAAGACCTAACCCACGCTAAACTCGTCGCCGCCCTCTCCAAAAACGGAGCCACCATCAAAGACGAGATGACCGGAACCCAAGCCCACATCCTTCACATGGCCGTAGGCATCTCAGGTGAAGCCGGTGAACTCCTCGACGCCATCAAAAAACACGTCATCTACCAAAAACCCATCGACCTCGAAAATGTCGTCGAAGAACTCGGTGATCTCGAATTCTACATCGAAGGTCTCAGGCAATCCCTCGCCATCACCCGTCAGGAAACCATCGACCACAACATCGCCAAACTCTCCGTCCGCTACTCCAAAGGCTCCTACTCCGATCAACAGGCCCATCAACGCGCCGACAAAACCATTGACCCAACCGCTGATGGTCTGAAGATGTATAAAAAGGGGTAAGGGGCAGGGGGCTTGAGTCGCGCAGAGGGGCATACCTATTGATACGAGCGCACCCGCGCCCACCCCCGCGCCCCCCGCGTCTTAAACGCCCGGACAGGCAGGCGATCTAACGCGCTTCACGCTCGCGCATTTTTTTGCGGTCAGGTCCGTGCCGCAAGCAGGACACCTGCACAGTGTGAGTTCCAGAGGGGATACCCTATCCCCTATTGCACGCTTTGATATGCCCGTAAACATTGGCGTTTCATCATGTTTGCTCGCGTCCGAGTAAGAAATGGGCGCGTTACCGAGTGCGTTTCCAAGCGGGTCAATCCACCCCTTCTCTAAGGCTAGGAAGTAAAGCCTCAAACGTGGACTCCCGTTTCGCGCGTGTCGCTCTGCTAAGCGAATCGAGCTTGGGTGGACGCCTACGACGCCAGCTAAAGCTTCACACGTTAAACCAAGCTTCAGGCGCGCGGTTCTGAAGTCGAAGTGAACGTCGGAAAGGAAACACCGAGCCATTTACAGTAAGTTAACGCTAAACATTGGCCTTTTCTCCCTCTTTCCCCTTCCCTTTTCAAGTCTTTTTTCCCTCTTTCTTTCCCTCTCCCCTTCATTGAGGGGAAGAACGGGCGCGTCATAGCGCGCGGCGACTACGTCGCCAAAAAGTCCGCCGTGACAGATTTCAAAACAGGGTGCCGGTCGATGAAAATTGAATCGGTGGTCGCCGCCAGTCGGTCGGCCCGCTCTTCGCAAGTTTATCGGATAGCACTGCTCGGATCACAGTTGCGGCCCTCATGGCTAACGCTAAAACATCCGGCTAGGCTGACAGCCAACCCACCTTATGGGTCGCTTGGAAACGTCGGGGCAAAATGACCACGGAAAACGACTATGGGTCGGATACGTGGTGAGAAAGGTCAGACGTTCAAATGTCAGCGGAGGCCGGTCACTGAATAATCAGCGTGACGCAAAACTGCACCGTTCAGGAAGGCGAAAGGAATCGCTTGTGGCTATCACGAATCTAGGGAATCACCTCCACGGACAATAGGAATCCCGTGGTTAAATAAAGGAGCTTGGCTTATGGCCCGCAAGGGTCACAAGTGCGCCGACTTACAACCGGGCAACAGGCAGGCGTTGGCTAAAGCGCATCGTTGGGGCAATTTGCTTCTAAGGTGCTAGTCCTTCCAACGTCCGAAAGTGGCTCATCCTACCTAACTAGACAGCACGGAAAGACGTGCGCCGCGCAACGACGCGAGGCGAGGGGACGGGTTTGCCTGTCCGTTTGCTCACTCCACCGTCCTCACGAAGGGCGACTGGTTTAGGAAGTTTTCCGCCCCCTAGCGGGTTCGCCTGCTGGGGGGTTCCCTCTCAAGAAAAACGCGCCTCATCGTGGCGAGAGGGTGAACATGGGTTTCCGTGGCATTTCATGCAACGGTTGTCCGTGGCCAAGCGTAGTCGTCGGTAAGTTTCCCCATGAATACCTGCACCTCCGTGTCCATCTTCGGCTCCACGTTCACCGGCGTCGCAACGGTCTCCGCCAGCGGCAATCAGAAGGTCTCCATCCCCACTCGCAAGCAGTGGAAAGAGGCCACGGGCTGCACCTTGGCTTACGCCAAACAGCACTATGGTGCCTTCCATCGGGAACAGTCGGGCAAACTCGCCGGTCCGACCGCCGCCATTCTGGCCAACGGCACCATGCTTGTCAGATCGGTGAGTTGCTCTCCTAGCGGGACCGTCACCTGTGTCCTCATCCCCTCGAACAGCAAGACTCTCGCTGTGACACTGCCCAAGCCGAAGGCGGCTCCTGCGGTTGACTACACGAAGTTGTCCACCACGGAGTTGATGGCCTTGCTCGCCGCCCGTCAGGCGGCGGAAGCGGCGAAGGATGAGGCTGCCATCGCCACGGCTCTCAGCGGTATCTGAGCGTCGGTAGGTCGGCCACATGGGGTCGGGAAGGTTCCCGGTCTCGTGTGGCCACACCTGCTTGCGGTCAACGTCCAACAGAAAGGAATCACAGTGAAAGTCGAAGTGAATCAGAAGGTGTTGAAGCTCACAACGGGTGAGAAAGTTCGGTATTTCGTCATGTCTGGTGCAATTCGGGAGTGCCGCGTGTTGAATCTGACGCATGATGGCCTCTCGGTTTACACCGACTCCGGGGTTTTTCTCCCGGTGGCCGAGTTCGGAGACACGTGGTGGCTCGCCGACGGCAAGTCCGACTACGCCGCCAAGCTGGCAGCCGATGACTTCGATGCGGAGGAGTCGTTCGATAAGAACGTGATGACCACCACCAAGCACACGATGTTCGCCGCCTTGGCGAATGGGTCTGGATTGGTAGCGGCCCGCCTTCGGCAGGTCAACGGGGTCGAGCGCGAGGATGGGTCGGGACGGTGCTGGCTCGTAGTCGGGGTCTGTTCGCAGAGCGACAACATCGTGACCCGGTTCGTGAAGACCACGGACTAGTCGCGCAACGGCCCGGCGCAAGCCTCATTGCGCCCTCTGGACATAGGGCATGGGTGAAAGACTCCCGTGCCTTATGCAACAGGGTTGAAAGGAACAGGATGAAAACAAAAAAAGCACATTCAAAAACAGGGATTCGGGTTGGCAAATTGAAAATCGGCGGCAAGTGTCTGTCCGTTTTTGTTTACCAGTTCCACACCCCGGAAGACAGGGAAACCTTCCCGGCGGAGATTCACGCAAACCAAGCCGTTCAAGTCATGGACTTCATCCGCTCAGGAAGAGCGGGTAACATTGTTACCACTCAGGAAATCCATGTGCTTAGGCTTCTAAGACTGATACGCGAAGAGGTTGACGGATTGCGCCTAAGCACGGCGAGCGTCCGATTTTACTTCGATGTCCCCGGCAAGCCGGGTGAACTCATGAAAATTGACCCTACAGAAGACGGAGACTTGTCTGCAAGGGTTCCGGGCGGATTCTTTACCGCGCGATCAGTTGAGCTTTTTTAATTCCCCGTCCTGCCACCTCGGGAAACATGCCAACTGAAAGGATACAATTATGACTGACAGTTACAGAAAAAAGCTGGGGCGGGCCATCGACCGGCTCGCCTCGCAGATACACAGGAGCAAGAGCACAGGCCGCCTGACGGGCCGACGACTGGCGAAGCAGCAGGCAAAGTTGGAAGCGATGGCCGACCGCATGGCGGCCACAACGCAGTAGCAGAGCGTCTGTAAATCGAGGGGGTGGGGGAAAGCCTCCGCCCCTTCGGACTTGCTGACGGTCAACCTCAACGAAGAAAGGACAGCGGATATATGGGTTACTACCTGGAGACAGACAACACCCGCCTCAAGGCGGACTGGTTGATTAAGACTGCGGGTGCAGTCGAAGTGAAGACGCAGCCCTTGTGGACTGACATCCCAAAGGGCAAGACGCTGATTGCGGTGGTGGACAACGGCCACTTCGAGGCGGCAATGATCGCCTCGCCGGAGGATCAGTTCGACCGCATCAAACGGGCCGAGCAGATGGGCGACCGGCGTCCGAAGCGGTTCCTCCTGATGGACACCGACACCGTGAAGGCGATGTGCCCGAACTGGTGGGGCGACACTCAGGAACGAATGCGGGGGTCAACAGCATGAGTGCCCACACCTCAACAAAGGTGCGGAAGCGGGCCAAGTTCGTTGACCCCCTCAGCAGGGCAGCGGTCAGTGAAATGCGGCGAATCGCCAAGGCTCATGTGGTAAAAGGGGAGCCGGTCAAGCTGACGCAGCGTCAGGCCCACCACGTAGCGGTTCGCAAGACCAAGACGGGAGGTGGAAAGTGATTCACAAAAGCGTGCCCCACTACTACCGATTCCTAATCCTTCGGAAGGCGGGACTGCCAATGAGTGTGGCCCACCGGCAGGCTACGTTCTGGAAGGACAGCCGTGTAATGGCCCTGCTCAAGGCCCACGGTTCCATGTTCTTCAGAAGCAGGAAGACCAACCGGGAAGCGCAGGGGAAAATGGTCCGGGCAAACGAGTGACTAAGCACGGCACTGTAATTGCGGGTTGAATTACAGTGCCCTCTTTGTTCCTTGTTGGAATGAACCGCAGTTGTTTACGCCCTATAAACAAATGGCGGTCGGTTAATCAGGGCATGTTAGAAGGCTACACAGTGAATCCTACTACTACGTCTCCCTCACCGGCAACCGCAACCCCGTCCACTGGCAAGGTGGCGTCGCTCGTCCTCGTCTTTCAGAAGGACAAGGAGACTCCCGGCACCACCCGGTTCAAGGAGTTCGTGCCGTCCGGCAACGACAAAGATGCGGTCGTCGGGACGCTCTACATCAAGAAGAGCAACCCCCTCCACGCTCAGCCGGTGCTGACCATCACCATCGGCACCTAAGCGCAGGGTTGAAACGAAACCGGGGCGGCTCAGCAATGGGCCGCCCCTTTCTGACGATACAATTATATGATTGATGAACCTGAGAAACCCGTCTGGAACCCCGAAGGCGGAGAAGATTGCAACGGGTTGAAAAACAAGGAGCGCGCCGAGAATGGCGAGCTGCTGCTCCGTCAAAGCCGGAGCATGAACGTGAGTCCTGATATTGGGATGCCCAACTCCGGCGACTTCGAGCTGGCCATGATCGACGTGCTTCACTACTTCAACCGTGAAGGATACGACATGGGACCAGGCAGCGAGGACATTGTTGACAACCTGATGAATGCACACGCCGAGTTCCTTGAGCAGTCGGGCTGTCCACCAGTATGAAAAGCCACCGCATCACACTCGGTCTGGGCGTGCGGCTCTTCCAGTTAGGCTGGTCGATTGGCAAGGGTGCCTTCAACCGGGAGTATATCATCAGCCCCAAGGGTTCAATCTGGACGCTGGTTAAAATCGGACGCGCCTTCTGGGCCGAACCGTTCACAGTGCATGACCGTTACTAACAACTATGAAAGATCGCATTGACCGCATTGAGTATCTGAAGCTCAACGCCAAGAAGAACAACGCAGACTACACCACGATCGCGATAGTGGCGGTCGTGTTCGTCATCGCCCTTGTGTTCACATTCCTGCTGGGCTTTGTGTCCGGCATGGAGCATCTGCAAGGACTGCCGTGAGCACCACCAACCGGCACATCCGACGGTTCAAGCCAAGCTCCAAAGGCAATGGAGTTCTGGTCATGTCGGTGAAACCGGGCAACCCAAAACCGAAAGGAAAGGATGGAGACAATGAGAACCAAGGCGAGATCAACCGAGGTGGTGGACTGGCTGACAAAGCATGGCATTGCACACAAGGTTGAAGGGACTTGGGTTTGGTTGCTCTGGACAGACCTGAGAAATGATAAGATGCTGAGGGATGCTGGCTTCCGGTTTGCCAAGAGTCGTAACAGTTACTTCCATGTGTCAGACCGGTTCCTGCCGGGGCAGTTTGCTTCATGGCTGCACACCGAACCGGTTCCCTACCCTCCCGGAAAGTCCTACAACAAACCGGGGCGCAAGCCGGGCAGCAAACCCAAGGCAGCCGTCGTGGCATCGGCGGTCAGCGACCGTGAGTATGAGGTTGTGAATGATATGCCACCACCACCGCCTCCTTGAAAGGTAGGGGGACAACACGAAGGGCGGGCTGATTAACACCGGCCCGCCCTTCACTTCAATGCGGCATCGGATTCGGCAGCGGACAGGTTGGTTTTAGCGGTGCGCTTGCACTGCCCAGCCTGCGCCGCTGCCGAACTACGAATCCCGTAGTGCAGAAACACAAAGGAACATCACTATGAGTTCAATCACCGCAGCACCGTCTCCCCTCCAGTCGTGGATCGAAGCTATCTGCTCCGATTTCTCCACCAAACTTCCCGCCACCGGGGAAGTCTTTCAGGCCATCGAGGCATTCCTTGGCTTCCCCATCGCTGATTATCCCACGGTATCCGTGCCGACCTCCGAGAAGCGCGACAAGCTGGTGAAGGCAGCGGACGCCGTGAAGAAGCGCGACCTCACATTGATCGGCTGGAAGGTTGGGGCACCGGCACCGGTGCCCACCCGCCGCACGGTGGTTGTCGCCACACTACCACCGGCTGAACTGCCGGTCTCCACGGGCGACCCGTTGATGGACGCACTGCTGGCCAGGCGGCGGGAGGAAGCGTCGGCTCCGAAGGGGCTGACTGAAGAGCAGGTCCGAAAGATCGTCAACGAAGTCGTCGGTAAGCTGCCGAAGGCGGTCAACCGGAAGGAGGTGGACGACATTGTATCGTCTGTAATTGGTTCGATCACTCCGCCCAAGGCACGCATCGACAAGGAGGATGCGGATGAAGTCATCACCGCCTTGCTCGGTGCGAAGTTTGGTGATGTGTTCAGCGGGTTCGCCATCGGTCGGTCGAAGTCGGACGCAACAACGGTGGAGGCACCCGCCTTGGTGGCAGCCTACACCCCGAAGGTGGACAAGACCTTCGTGATCGACACCGACAGCAAGGCGGTGATGAACATGGTGGTGGCCAACGCCAAGAAAAAGGGTGCGGAGAACATCATGCTCACCGGTCCTGCCGGGTGTGGCAAGTCGGAGTGGGTGGCACAGATGGCGGCTCACGCCGGGCTGCCAATGCTAAAGCTGGATTGCCCCAACATCCGTGAGTCCTCGCAGTGGTTTGGAAGCCGGGGCGCAAGCAACGGTTCAACCCACTGGACCCGCAGTCAGTTTGAGCTGGCCGTGAGTGGCGGCAACATCGTCATCCTGCTGGATGAGTTCAATCGTGTCAGCGACTACGTTCGCAACCCGCTCATGACCTTGCTGGACAACCACCGCTGCACGTTGGTTCAAGAGCTTGGCGCTGTGATTCGGGTCGGCCACAACACGATCTTCGCATCGACGATGAACAAAGGTGGCGCCTACACAGGCGTCCACAACGTGGACAAGGCGATGGATGATCGCTTCCCCATATTGCAAGAGCTAACATACCTTCCTGAAGCGGAGGAGGCCGCACTGCTGGTTGCCCGAACCGGGGTGGCTCTGGCTGACGCCAAGCGGTTGGCGGCTCTGGCCAACGCCATCCGGGCCAAGGCTTCAAGTCTTGCCGGTGGTATCAGCACCGGCATCGGAACACGGCAGTTGCTCGCCGCGACGGAGGCGTTCCAAGCCATCGGCAAGAACGGCTTGCTCATCACCATCGCCAATCATTACACCGCAGAGGGCGGCACCGATTCGGAGCGGGCACAGGTGCGCCTCATGATCGAGGGCAAGTTCCCCCGCTGAACCAACCCACATCAACGAAACAGCAAACGCAATCGCATTATGCCATACGAACATAACTACAACCCAACTCGCCAGAGCGACTTCAGCATGGACGTGCAAGACACGGACTACACACCATACCACATCACGCCCGACCGTGAAGGTCAGCGCACAATGAAGTGGTGGGAGTATGAACAGGAGGAAGTCAACCAAGGCCGACGCCGCCAACCCATGTCGGAACGCTGGGGCGGTCAGGGCTTCGGCCTCAACACGAGCTGGTGGAAGGAGAGCGGGGTTGCCTCCGGACAGGCTCTTGAGACTCGCCGTCTTGAGAAGGCGGGGGCACTGGTGGTCCGACTCAGCAACACGGTGCTCAACGCCCAAGATGGCGGCTCCGAGAAGAAGGAGAACCATCTGAAATTCAACTGGGCGAAGCCCGGCGTGGAGATCAACACCGGGCCGCACACGAAATACATTGTCTGCGACCCCAAGTGGATACTCGACGGCAAGGTGGCGGACGATGCTGCTGCCTCTGACGCGGTGGGCGGGCTGGTCCTGATGCAGTCCACCCTCAAGCGGACCATGAGCAAGGCGCAGTTCTTTAAGGCGAAGAAGGCCGACGAGGTTGAAGCGGAAGCGGAAGCCAAGAATATTGCAGCGCTGCCGCCAACCCATCCGCTGCGAGTGAACCAAGAAAGGATGAAGCGGAACCTTGAGGAAACCAAATGCTATGTGGAAGCATTGGTTGAATACAGCAAGCGACCGGGGGCGGCGGGGTCGGTGAGGAAAGGGCTTCCACCTGCGGAGCCGGTAATGGAGGTGATGGAGGTGATACCGCCCGGCTCCAACCCACTGCCGGTGCCCTTGTCGAAGTTCTCAATCCCGCTTTGGGAGTCGGTGGAAATCACAGCAGCCCGTGAGGACTTGCTGGAAACGTGGCCGGGGTTTGCCGGTTACATGATCGCTTACTCGGACAAGACCAGTGCGAGCAAGAAGGAGGTTCAGGAGTTCATCGACAAGTGCTTGGAAGACACCTCGAAAACCGGAAGCCTTTACAGTGCCGCGATGGCGGCGGCCCGGTGGTCGGTGGCCAACCCGCACAACCCGGTCACGATCAGCGACTCCGATGTGCAACGTGAGGCTGCCATCATCGCAAAGGCGATGCGGAAATCAATCGCCACTCCGAATGAACGCTTCGATGTGGCGCAACAGGAAGCCGACCGTCTGGCCACCGTGTTCTCCCGCCCCGAAGGGGACGGTGATACCGGACCCTCCGATAAAGGCGGGGTTGGTCTTGACGCAATCAAGACGGACAAGGATCACAAGCTGGAGCAGTCTGACATCAACGGGAAAGACCCGGAGACAAGGCCGGACATTCCGGATGGCGTTGGGTCCAGCCCGAAATGCCGTGTCATTAAGGTGAAGGAGTCATCGGCCTGCCCGGCTTCTTACAGCAAGCAGGCCAACATCGTGAGGCAGTTGACCGAGGCGGTGAAGAAGGCGCTCCGCTTCCGCATGGACAGTGCGGAGACCGACTTGGTTGGCCTCAAGTCGGGAGAGCTGGACGAGGTGGCCCTTTCAGACCTCGTCATGAGGGAGGCGCAGCCCAGGATATTCCTCCGCAAGGAGGTCGAGACCCGGCCTGACGTGGCCATCTACATCCTGCTGGACCAGTCGGGTTCAATGGGGTCTTGCGGTTATAACGCAACCGGCCCCACACAACCGAGAGTGGTGAGCGCGAGGCAGGTTTGCATCGCCCTGTATGAAGCCATCAAGGACATCAAGGGTATCTCAATCGGTATATTCGGACACACTTCACACAGTGGTGATGACTGCGCCATCTACGAATACATCTCCAAGGCCCACCCCGGACAGCATCGGTCGGTGGCAGAGGCCGAGGCGCACAGCTCGAATCTGGACGGGTTCGCCATTGAGTATGTGGTGAAGCGCATCGCTGATGAGAACCCGGAGACGAAGCAGAAGTTCGTCTTCGTCCTCTCGGACGGACAGCCAGCCGGAGACGGCTACGGCGGAGCATCAGCGTTCAAACACATGCTCAATGTATGTGAATGGGCCAAGAAAACGAAGGGCGTCAGGGTGTATGGACTCGGCATGGACGGCAGCCCTTCCGATGCCGATGGAAAGAAGATGTATGGAGAAGGTAAGTTCGCCTGTCTCCCGAATGTGACTGGTGCCGTGCCTGTCATATCGTCGTTCCTGTCACGGACACTCGGTTCTATATAAGGAAATTATGAAATACAAATTGGTAAACCTAACACTTGGGCAGTTCATCGCCCCGGAAATGTTCGGATCGGAGCCGGTCCCGCAGGCGTTCACCGCCGCCATGCTGATGCTGATTGGCAACAGCAAGGAGCGCGGGGCTGACGTTGGTATAGATGGAAGCTGGGCGGGGTGCCGCATCGTGATGGCCAGCGATGAAGCCCTGTGCAATTCAGCAGGCGAGCCGAACATCCGGATGCCGGATGCAACGTATGTGAACCTCTACAACCGGTGCGTGCATGAGCATGGCCCCATGATTGAGGAGTCCGATCTGCCAACGGGAATTCGGATCACCGACATCGGCGTGAAGGTTATCACAGCGATGCGAGGCGGGGCGCTGAGCGGAATGCTGGACGGTATCGGCGGCATCGCGAGAACATACACTGACGCGGCGGACTGGATGATCGAACAGATGAGCGTGCCGCTCACTGAAGAACCCCCGCCTGAACCGGAAGAACCCAATGTGGAATTGATTGAGGCCGACCCGATGGCGTTGCCCGTCCTGCCTCCACCACCACCCGAGGAAGCCGACTTGGAACTGCCGCCACCGCCCGTCATGGAAGTGGAGGATGCGCCGCCTGAAGCCGGGCTGCTCGAACTGCCGCCGCCACCAGATGAGGAACCCGCCCCGAAAAAGAAACGGGCAGGGCGGGCTGTAAGTTCTGTAACCGTATGAGTATTAAGCAACATAACTGCAACTGAATAACACAAATATGAAACCAATTGATACGCAGATAATGCAGACGGATAAACGGATTGTAATGTCGGTTGACCCCACTCTGGGGCATGATCGTCTCCGGGATATTCTTCGGGTGCTTCCCGAGAATGCGGTCACAGTCCTCGGATTTATGTTGACGCACAACACCAGGATTCAGATTGCCCTCAATCATGGGGTGACGGCGCAGGACATATTCAAAATATGCCAAGCACCAGAAGGTGAAATCACCAAAGGGGAGTTTGATAAGAAGGTCTCCCTTATGATGGAGGCGATGGAATACATGGACTCGTGCCTCCTGATTACAAACCTGATCCTTGGCGCTGTGATTAAATCGTGTGCAGAACCGGACAAGGACGCCGGGCTGGAGGCGGCGAAGCGGTTCATGGAATCAATAGTGGGGGGGGAAGACCCGGACAGTAAGGAGGGGCAAAGTGAGCAATGAACTTCCCACGGAAAACGTGGTGTATAGTTACACCCGCAAGCAGGCCATTGAGGACGGTGTTCTCATTGAGCTTAGGGACGACCACGAGTTCAACAAGATGCTGATCTACCTTGGCCTGTCACTCCCATCGGTGGTGGTGACAGCGGGTGTGTATGCCGCCGCCGTCGAGCCTTCAGGCAGACCCCTGCCACCGGAGGTGACACGGGACAAACGGATGCGAGACCTGCTGGTGACAATGCGGGTCCGGATCAACCTCAAGATCGAGGAGTGCAAAAAGAACGGCGAGGAACCACCCAGCATGGTGGACTTCTCTGTAATGGTGGACGAGGGCACCGACACAAGGAAGGTGGATATGTGGGTGATGGTGGGTCCGGGCGATGACGCCTCACCTGTAATGACCATCATGCTGAAAGGGGAGGACTGAGCCATGAGTGAACACAAGACCTGTTCAACCTGCCCGTTCAACCGTTCGGTTGAGCGCGGAGCGTTGGGCGGAGGAAACGTAATGCAATTCATTGGCCAGGCCAACGGCCCCTTCTACCTGCCCTGTCATGACGTTCCCGGCTACACACCGGAAAACGGAAGGCGCGGGGACATGAGGGGCAAGCAGTGCGTCGGGGCTGCAAAGTTCCGGGCCAACCTCGACAAGCAGCAGGACACGGCTGGCATCATGCGGCTGCCCAAAGATACCGAGACTGTGTTCGGAACCTTTGCGGAGTTCCTGTCCCATCACGAGAGCGTCGAACTGGAGAAGTGCGAGGCGTTCATGAACAATGTCAAGCCAGACATGATGACACAGGTTGAGATGTATCGGGCCGGACGAGGCGGCAGCATCGTGGCAGTCCCGCGAAAGGAGTCGCCATGACACCCGAGCAGAACGACGCCTTGGTTAAGAGGGCGGCGGAGGATGCGGAGAAGCTGATGGAGTCCGTGCAATCAACCATCACCAAGTCAGGGGACAGCCTGCCGCTGCTTGAATCACAGATGAAGATAGTCACCCGGTCTTACGCCGGTCTGTTCGAGGGCATGTATGGGTGCCGGTCTGAATGGGAGATCGTGCAACCACAACCGCAGGAACCACCCTCTGACGAGGAACCACCGGAAAGGTAAACGCATGGCCAACTCATCACGAACCCCATCCACAAAATCAATGTCGTGCCCGGTCTGCCGGACGCGCACATCACTGACACTGGACACCCGGCCATACCCGTCCTGCATTGTCAGACGCAAGAAGTGTGGCAACGGCCACCGCTTCACCACCAGAGAACTAATCACCTCCTTCAAATAGGAGGGCAACCACGACTGTAATTATGGACAGCGAAATTCCAATCATGACCTGCATACCAAGGGTGTTCATCAACCTTGGCAATGATGGCTACTGTTTTCGGGACGAGAACGGAGTTCCTGAATACTTCATTGATAAGGGGGAAGCCATCAGGGAGGCGTTCAACTGGTGGGATGAGTGGTATGAAGCAGAACATCATGAAGGAGAAGACAGCAGGGAACTAGACGAAACATACGAGGGCGAGTTGCAGCCGGACGGCTCAATCGTGCTGCTCGACGGAACGGTTATCGCAGTGGACAAAGACCCTCTGTGATTGGCAAACAACAAAACAAACATCACTGTAAATATGAACGAACAACCAGAATCCGGTGCGGGTGCCGCAAGCAATCCAACCGAAGTTAAACCAGTCAATGAATGTATGTGCCGACATTGCATTGCACACAGGCCGAAGGTGCTTGTCGGGATGATCGTGTGTGAAACCTGCGGAAACAAGCGGTGCCCACACGCCACCCACCACCGGCACAAATGCACCAACAGCAATGAAACCGGACAACCCGGAAGCATATACGTATAAGGCGAACAACATTATGAAATGCAACTGTGAAACCTGCAAAGGAAACGGAAACATCCCGTGCCCGGATTGCAACGGACAGGGAGAATATGATGGAAACATAGAGAGGATAGTCCTTGTTAAAACTATGAAGAATTACAGTGAACTGCTGGAGCTTCAACAGGACGCCATCAGGGTTAGAGTCCAAGCCGAGCGGCTGATGGAATTAAACCCATCACGAAAGGACTCCTACTCAGAGCAACTGGATGGCTGTCTGTCGGTCATCAACAAACAGGCTGACAAGGTGGCCAAGCGTTGACGAATGGCTTCATCCCGTCGCAGCCAAGCTGAAGTCAGCGGCGGCTGCGACGGCTGCGGCTGCGTGATCTGGAGCTTCCGCGACGCACGCTGACTCTTGGGGTGGTGGAACCACCAGTCCGGCGTCTCGAACTACCGGCCCGGCGTCGCAACCTGCTGACCCGACCGGAACCCGTGTCGGCCAGTTGTTCCACGTCACTGCTTTCAGAGACACCGTCAGGGGACTGAACCTGATTGCGGCTGCGGCCACCACCGCTCCCTCTTGAGCGAAGCTTCACTCCACCTGTTTGGGTGGAGGACTCTGAATCTAATTCCTCGCCAGCGTCGCGGGTGCGCGCGCGCGTAGTTCTGGAAGATGATCCACCACCCTCACTCCTTGGCGTCCGGCTTGGTGATGTGTTAATTACAGAGCCGGACGAGTCGGAGAAAAAGGACTCACCCATCTGCCATCCACCCAAAGTCTTGCCCCATGCCACCCGCTGTGAAGGGGACAACGCGGCAAGGCGCTGCTCATACTCGGAGTCGGTCAGCGTCTTGCCTCCGTTAGACCTCGTGGCCGGATTCATTGCCGAGTAGTCGCGACGAACTGCGGCCTCCGCCTTCTTCTCGTCCATCCCACGGTCATGGATGTAGTAGTCGGTCAACCGCTGCATCTGACGCTTGGCTTCCCTCATGTGCTCCGCTGCCCCGGCGCTGTCGCCCGCAAGCATGGACTCGTGGGCCTGGTAGAGTGCGTCAGCCCACTTGGTCTTGATGCCGGTGGTGGGTCCGACTGCATACGGGATTGCCTTGGAGGCGTTGCTCTTTGGGTCAACAATCTTTCCCGCCTCCGTCATGGCCGACTGTCCAGATACTCTTGACTTATACCCAAGCATCGACCTCAAGTCAGACGCAAGCGGGGCGAACCTGTCCGCGAGACCTTTTATCACAATGTCCCAATCCTCGGGCGGAAGGACAAAGAATGCGGTCATTGATTTTACAGCATCCGTTATGAGCGTGAGAGGAAGAAGTTTGGACCCAATGTCGAACCCCTTTCCGCCCTGCTGAATGTTCAGTGCTGTGAGCACGACATCCCCAACCTGACCAAGGTTTGACAACATTGCCGACGCACTGCGAAGCGTGAGTCCGTTACCGTTCCAGAAGGAGGCATCGCTGGGGATTATCTTTCCGAACTGGTGAAGAACCTTCCGGTCATATTGACCGGGCACTTCAAGGCTCGCGATTCCAAACAGGAAGGCGGCCAGCCCAAGCATCATTGCAGTGGATAGCGCGTGCGTGAAACGGGATGGATTCGACCGGCCCGCCACAGACCGGAACTCACCGAACAGCTTGCCGGTGTAGTCAAAGATGTAGCCCCTCAATGAGACGGCAGCCGACAGCATACGGTCGGACTTGATTGCCTGCGCGCGGTTGATTCCGTTCGGTGAATTGATAAGCCCGATAATCAATCGCTTGAGGCTGTCCATCTGCGCGTCCGTAAACAACGGAACATCGGCGGTCCCGCCGCCGCTTCTCTGATGGTAGTCAAGCAGGACGTGCTCCAGCGGTATGCCTGCCATCTGAAGCATTTCCCGGATGTCGGCAGTGTGCTGTAATTTGTCACTGCTAAGGAACCTGCGGGACATATCTTCCGAATTTACAAGCGTGTCCCTGGTTACTCCCGGACGAGCGCCGTGCAGCAGTGCGGCCCGCTTCAACACCTTGACCAGATTATCAACGATGCCTTTGACCTGTGTGTTGAGAACGAGGTCCGAATTAGTAAGCCCGAACTTTGACTCTATGCCTTTGGTGGTTCCGGAGAACGCCGCCCCGGCCACCCGCAATGCTTTTCGAGTCTTCGGGAACGGTGAAAGGAATGAGCGGGAGAGGTCTTGGTCGTCTTGGAACTCGGCAGCTTCACGCAAAGCCTGCCTCACGGTTTCCATAAACGAACCCTTGCGACCAAAGCCAAGGCCGCGCACATCCTCGATGCCGTCCTGAATGTATTTGCGATAGAGCGATTCAGCCCACTGAAACACGCTGGCATAGGTTGCCGGATGCTTGCTCTTCAGATAGCGAAGCGAGCTTTGCAGGCCGGGAACCGAGGCTGCAATTCTGGTGGCATACTTTGAAATCACAGCAGCGGAACCCGCCAGTGATTTGATGAGGGCAACCGTGCGCCCGAACTCGTTGAGCTTCGAGCTGACCAGATACACCGCTGTCATGCCCTGCGTAATGTTTCGGAGGGCAACCTTCGGACTCATCAATAGCGATCTCACAGCAAGTCCGATACCGCCACGAATGACTTTGCCCAGCGGTGAAGGCGTGGTGTCCCGGCGCAGCAACACTTCATTCAGCCTGCGGACAGCGAAGTGCAACAGCTCCAGTTGAGATAGGCTCCATCCGGTCGGCAGACCAATCGGATTGCCGGGCCTTGTTCCCGGTTCAACCACTGTGATTCTTGATTGTAGTTCGTGCTCGGCCTGAATCAAAGCCTTGGCCAGTTCCAGAAGCGAAGAGGCCGCTGCCCTCGCTTCCATGCTTCTCGCGTCCTGATCGGTCAGTGTTCCGTGATCGTAGAACACGCTGGGGAGTTCAAGCAGGCCAGCCTGATTGCTGAATTCGCTGTTCTTATTTACAGTGTCAACGGCTCCAAGGATGTCCTGCTTCGACTCCACTGCTGGCTGAATTCGCTTGTCTGCCAGCTTCATATACTGGGTCAGCTCGGAGGACACCTCGTTGATGACGGTATCCCTCACCGACCTTCCAGTGCCAGTCGGGTATGCGGCCACGAGTGCATCGACCAGCTCACCAACCGTTGCAAACTTCATGCCCCCACCGCTGGCTTCCACCAGTGCGGCCACCGATCGCAAGGCAGTCCTCATGTTGCCTGACCGGATGATGGCGAGATCGTCGCGGGTGGAGTCGAGGACGTGCGAGGTGAGCACGTCGAACTTACCGGCCAACCCATTCCAACCCTTCACCACCGGGTCGGTTGAAGTCGCCGTCAGGTCGGTGGCAGGCGTGAACGCTGGCAGCTTCAGGAGGTCGGCCAACTGGCTGGACACTTCCACGCCGTCGGGGTTGATGATGCGCGTGAACTCAAACTTGCCAACACTCGCGGCAAACCGGCTTAGCTGTCGGCCAGCCACTTCCACTCCGGTTGCCTGATCTCCCCGCTTCTGGTTTACAGTAAGCAGTGCCCTCGTGTATTCGAGCATCCGTTTGAACCACGCCATGTCCTCGGCTGTAATCACATGGCCGCTTGGCAGGACACTGCCTGCCGCCAATAACGATCCGGCCCGGCGGCCAATGTTACCGGCTTCGTTCTGCATCCGCCGATACAAGTCCATGTTCCCGTTGAATTCAGGATGGGACTTCAGTGCGGCACTTCGCAGCGCTGGAAGATCGCGTGCCCAGAATCTATCCCGGTTGGATACGGCTGCGATTTCACCCACTGTGTTTGAGTAGTCGGCGGCCATCGCCTTTGCGCGACCACCCAGAACGCCACCAAGGTTCGATGCCACCTGATGAATCTGCGTCACGAACTCAATGGAGTTCCACTTGAGCTGGAGTCGGGAAGGGGAAAGGCTGGTCGAGCTGTCGAAGTTCGACGGGTTGAGCAGCACCGGCAAGTCGTGCTCAAGCACCAGCTTTATCCCGCGATAGGTGGGCGTGTCGTAGCCAAGTGAGCTTGGCGTGTTGGGGCTTATCCCGCTGACGTAATCTGATTCCGCAGCCTCGTAGCCGGTGACATACCTCTCCGCGCTGTCACGCCATTGCTCAATGCTTCGCTGAACCTTGTCGGGGAAGCTCTGGAAATTGAAGTCGCTGACTGTGATTGAAACCTCGGGTTGGTCGAGGCTTCCAATCGAGAACGGTTCGAGTCGAACGCGATCCGCCGCTGATGCCGAGTTGGCAGTTGAGGCGTGGCTGTTCAGCATCCGTTTGTAGTATCCGTTCAACGCGCTTTCGGACAACTGGCGCAGCCGCCTGAACTCGGGAGATGCCCGCAGCGATTCAAACACACCCACCGCAATGGAGTAGGCGTCGAGGTCGGCCTTTAGTTTGGCCGCTTCGCGCCCGCTCGCATTCGCCTGTGCCGCCAGCTTTGCCCGCTCCTTGCTCTTCATCCTCACCAAGGAATCGAACATGGTCTTGGCCGCCTTCTTGTCACCGTTTGAAACGCGCAAGGCAATCTCCGCCAGCTTGTCCATCGGAACGTCACCGCGCTCCTGTTCCACCAAGGTTGTCACGGCATCCCGGAAAACATCAGAGGATGCCATCATCTTGAAGAGGGTATCGAGCGTGTTCTCCGCCACCCCAAACTCGCCTGAGTGGCCTTGCAGCGGCAGCAACGGTGCATCGCCAACCGGATCACGCATCCATTCCAGTATCCGCTTGCCCGCCTCAATTGCGGCATCAGGGCTTGGTTCACCCGCCGCCCGGTAGGAGGCGTTGTCCACGACCGACGCAAGCCTGGAGGCAAACACAGCCACGGCAGACTGGTTCAACCTCAGCCACTCAACCATCTGCGAGTTTATGACATCACCGGTCAGCCCGCCTTCTCCGGCCATTGCCAGCACAGCATCGGACAGAACCAGCTCTGCAAGGCTGGCGTCTTCCGAAGCTTCGCGTGAACCCGCCATCAGCTTGTTTACCTTGTCCCGTTTGGCCTTCTCTTCAGCCGTCTGCCGGTCCTTCAGCATCGAGAACGAAAGGTCGATTTGCTGTAATACAGCATTCACCGCGAGGGTGAAGG